AACAACAACTTCATTTGATAATAACTAGTTGATAATAATTAGTAATAAGTTATATATTTATTACTAATAAGGTTTACAATCACTTATTTCTTTTTCTTATTCGACTTCTTTTTGTTGGTCTTCTTTTTCTTGCCGGTCTTTCTCTTGGCAGTCTTTTTACCTTTCTTTTCTTTTTTGACGAAACCAAACTTTCCTTTGCGAGTGTAATATCCCTTATCCGTCAAACGCTTCAAAAGTTGAGCTCCTTTTTCACTTTTAGCTCTAGATACAATTTCACCATGCTTATTTTTCTTAAGTTGGTCTTTTGTTAATCCACCCATTGTTTCTGCGGCAACTCCGTGCCATACCTTTGCGCGCGAACCCTTTAACAAAGGGAATTTTTTGCCATCTTTTGTTTTATATAACCCATCTGGTCCTTTAGTTCTGTTACCCATTATATAGTATGTCAAGAAAAAATAAAAAAATTATATGAAATCTATTTAATTACTAATTAATTACTATTTTTTATTCTAAATATAGTTGTTATTTAATTCATTACGCCATTTCTTAATATTGATGATTTGTTCTTGATTGTCTATAAATTCACTACTTATATCTGCCATCTCATTTTTTAATTTTTCCATATCGATTTGTAGTTTATCCATAATATTATTAATCTCCTTTCTACGAATATCAATAGTGGTCTGTCTTGTTTTTAACTCATTTAATTGATTATGCGTTTCTTTCAAAACTTTACGCTTTTCTTTCAAGACACGAGCATGTTTGCGATAAAGTTTATTAGTATACTGCTTTCTAGCTGAAACACTTTTTCGTTTTTCACATGTTCTAAGATTGTGTCCCGTCATTTTACAAAGAGAACACTTTGTAATTCTGGTCGATTTTGGCATGGTGATAGTATGGTATATTACAATGTCTGTTGTTTTAACTGTAGACCTGTGCAATTAAACGAAATCAATTTTGTTGGACGCTACCTTATACAGTAGTATAAAACTCTAAAAGGGTTTTGTCTTTGATAAACATTTTAGGCGTTAAATTGGTTTTTCTAACATAATCTGGATGGGGATTAATCAACAATTTACGCTTATCAAATGTATTATATTGATGCGCAAATACCAATATAGTTTTTTTTGGATCCAATTGAACAAACGGCACCGTATAATTTTTAAGAAACGCCTTTTCTTCTGCGATCTCAGCATCATCATCATATCTTGTTATCTCAAGTAGTTCCTTTTTAAACGCAAAAGTCCCTGCCGTTCCATGCGTTTTACCATATGGTCCAAAAATATACAATTGGTCTAAATCATTGAAATAAATATATACAATACTGCTTCCGGCACACAAAGCATTTGGCTGTGAACGCAATCTATCCACCGCATGCGTAACTCTTTCTGGTGGATAAAAATCGTCATCATCCATATACACTAAAATATCACCACTCGCCTTTTCATGCATTAAATTCCGCTTTCTTCCCAACTTTATTTTTTCTTCATATCTAAAATACTTAACACCTTCAACACCCTTAAATAAATCTTCCACCGATTCATCACCATCATCAATAATAATCCATTCCATTAATTCTTTTGGATAGGTTTGTGATTGATAACACTTAATTAACTGAGGTATAAACATTCGCCTGTTATATGTCGGTGTGCATACACTTACAAATGGTTTACCGTTTGCCGAAACTTTTTTTTTGCGATTCTTTTTACCCATTAAATAATAATATATTAATTATATCTTTAATATATTACGAAACTAATAATATTATTTTATGCGGCAGGAGCGGGAGTAGAACCGAAAAACTCACTGTATATGTAAAACAATGGAAGAATTACAAATGGAACTGCTATACCAACTGGGATCATTCCTTTTGTTAGCACATTTATAGGCATACGATCTGGAATATACTTGCCATATTTTTGTATAAGAAGAATACCAATAGAAAATATAAATAACACAACCACTAAATAAGATTTCGTTATGTTTTTAAATACATTATTAACGGACCCAATGTTTTGAAACATTTTAATTATATATCCAGCAATAAAAAACATACCAATTACAGCGGGTATTAATATAAAATGTGCTAGTCCGCCAGCAGTCATCCACAAAAATATTGCCATGAAATTATACTTCATAAACCAATAATTTTCATTCTCGAAAAAGCCGGTTTTAACTAGGTTGATTGTTGTTTTTACATAACCTAAATGCAAATGACCAAACATAAAGACACTTGCCAATATTACACCAACAAAATACATAGCAATGGGCAACACTCCAGCGGTTAATAATTGTATAACCGCTCGTATATGTGATGGCGTTTTACCATAGGTTTTTTTATCATCCCATAAAGCACCGCCTTCACCCCCATAATACAATTTTTCTAATATTTTATTAAACTGACAAAACACATAATATAAAGAATCGCGTGGTATTTTTGCCAATCCAACATACATTGATTTCACCATTTCATATGCGAACGGTGTTTCATCCATATTGATGTCAATCATATTCATAAATTTATTTACATTAAATTGGTGTGATTCGTCATCTAAATCTAAATCTTTGGATTTGGTAGAGTGATTAATGTTCCAAATAAAAAAACATCCCAAATAAACCACAATAATGATTTGAACAAAAAACACGAAAATTTCTTTTACAATTGCAATTATTCGCTCCGCATAACTATCATTTTTTATTCTATATTTTCGTGAATTAATTATATCTACTAGTTTATTATGCTGGCTTGCGGGGCGGAAATATTTCCAGTCGGGACTTTTATAATAATTTTCAATAAAATCATAAGGGTCCTCTTTCCATTGTTGTAAATGTTTTTCCAAATATTTCCAATCTGATTTATATTTGTAAGTTTTATAAATATCATTCATAACAGCTGCATCTTTTAACCCTTTTTTTAAATCGTCCAATTCTTTTTGCTCTTCTTTGGTTCGCTTTTTAGGTTTTTCCGATGTTGTGTTTTTTGTTTCGTCTGATTTTGTTTCGTCTCTTTTTGTTTCGTCTGTTTTTTTATTATCTTCTTTATTTTGCGAAACCTTACTTACCATTATATATTATAAATTATTATAATTATTTATAATAATTATAACAATTATAACAATTTTCTGAATTTATACAATGTTTAGTATTCCTAAATTCATTTTATGATATAGTTTTTAAATTACAGTAAAGTTTTTTATTATGATTATATATAAACATGAAACTTATTATATTTTTAATACTTATATTTCTAATACCTATTATTTCATATAAACTGTATAAATTTTACAAAACAAGAAAGTTTGAGTTATTTGTTTCACAGATATCCAAGTCGTATGATTCAAATAAGTTTAAACAGATTGTTTTAGATAAAATGGATAATTATGATATTGAACTCGCAATTCCATCAGGCCAATATTTATACAATACGGTGCAAGGTAATTGGGGGTTTTCAACTGATGAAACAAATAATGGTGTTGTATTTGGCGTATATAGGGACGGTTATACGGCAGATGGTTCCATTTTTAAAGGAAAGACTGGAAAAAGATACAAATATATGCTAGAACAGGGTCCATATGTAATTAAATATGAAGTTAGACATAATAATGGAAGGCACGATGTATCTATATACATTGATGACAAACTAGTTAAGTTTGCAAAAGGCGAAGGAATATCGTCGGATAAAATAAAAGTGATTGGAACCAATTATCATAATTATAATAATATAACAACAGGAGATGAAAGAGGACGCCGTCCCATTGATTATTTAAAATTTGTGCCGAAACAAGCAAATCCCGAAGATAGCAAAGACAGCAAAGACAGCCCAAATATCAAAAACATTGAAGGATTTAACAATAACCAAAATGATGAAATAGGTGATGAAAGAGGCGATGAACGAGAACAATATAATTTCATGACTAGAATGTGTGAAGAAGAAGGGTTATTTTGTAATAAAATACAAAAATTCAATATAGATTTAAAAACGGGAAAAATACATTATAATTTAGATGAGGCAACTCAAGATAATAGCAAAAGTGATGAAGCACAAGAACCGCGAAAACAAGAAGCGAACGATGCAGACGCGGATTATTTTTTAAAACACTTATTCCAGGCCATGGATGATGATAATGATGGGTTAGTATCGCGATTTGATTTAAAATCTGTAATGAATCAGTTTTACATTCGTGATGAATTATATCAAAAAGTTTTAAATGAAGTCCGCCCACAAGGAATGGATTTTAATACATTTTCTAGTTTAATAGGTCAACCAGTAAAAATGATATTAAAAAATATATATGATGAACACGGAGAAGATGGTTTAAAAATGACATATAAGATATTGGGGTACAAATATGTTGAAGATAAAGAAAGAAAACGACAAGAAGAAAGGGAGAGAAAGAAAAGATACAACCATTTAAATAAACAATTTTCAGAACCAGAATATGATGATTCTGAACCAAGTAAAACCAGATATCGCAGCGATTACAAACCCCAACATCCTCGCCCCAAAAATGGGGTCCACTTTTACGATTCCATATGGGATTTTAACAAATATTAAATAATTACTAATTAGTTATAGTTATTAATTATTATAGTTATTAATTATAAATAAATTGCGACTATTATGTTTGTATCGCATGGTTATCGTGCTTGTAGCAATTCACCTCTTCCTCCCATTATTATAAGCATATTATATCGTTCTTCAAAAACCTTTAAATCATAGCTAAATTCATTTAAATCAGCGGTTGTTTTTCTAAACCCAATTGGATTGTTGTTAGTATCGCAAATAATATTGATTGTTCTTGGTGTGGGATTGATTGGTGGTTCTAAAGTGTTAAATTCAAATCCAACTTTTGAAAATTTATTTAAGTTCATAGCACCCGATGGCTGATAAACAGAACGGTCACTATCTAAACAAAAATTATAACAATACAATCCATCTTTAGCAGAACCACTGGTTCGCTTCCATTTTTCAATATATTCATAAATACCAGCATCCAATACATTTTCTCTATACATACCCTGCAACACTACCCCCATATCAACTAATATTTCTTTCTTATTATAAAAATAATCCCCTACCGCACCGGTGATATAAAAATTTCGCGGATTTTTAATTGTTTTTGAATTAAATAACGGAAAATTGTTTGTAATCTTTTGCGGTTCTACATTGTTATATGTCCAGTTTGTATAATTTGACCATTCATTTCTAAGGTGTACATCATTTCTTCTAAAACGAAACATATAATTTGCTACCATATCTTTACTATCAAATTCCGTTATTTGCGTGCCAGCGACAGAAAGCTGCTCATATTCATAAATTTGTTTAATAAGCAATTTATATGACTGTGACGCAAGAACTCGTCTTTCATCTTGTCCTAAAAATATATAAGTAGATATCAAATGAATATCACTATTCCAATCATTTCTGGTTTGCTCATACAACGATAATGTTCCAGATATGTCTTGTGGTGGGTTTAAAAAATGCCACATTTGATGATGAAGAACATTGGGATTTGGAGCACGACGATAACTTATACCACTCGCACTATTTACAGCATCTACATCATTTATAGTATACAATTTTGATATTGGCTCAAAAGTTATTTTGATATTTATTTCTTGATATTGTAATGCCACTAATGGCAATGCCATCTTACTAGAATCCGAAAAAAATAAGTTTAATGGTATATACAATTTGCGACCTTGAATAGACGGAATCACACCGGTTTCATCTACATACATAGCATTTGGATATACATTGGCACGATTGCCACTAAATGCCGGATTATTTAATTCTGGTATATTTCCAGTCATTCTATTCCACAAATCCTTTTTTGAATTACTAAAATCCCGTTCTTTTAAACAATTTAAATACTCCCCCGAAAACTTACTTAAAATAATAGGCCCCGAATATACTTCTACTTCACGAATCATATTTGTGCCTAGTTCTTCAATCCATCTAAATTGATAGGGTTTTAAAGGAGTCGTCCCGGAAGTTGTTTGAGAAGTAGCATCAAACTCGTAAAAAGGACTCCATATATCCGGAAGCGATACGCATACATAAGTATCGTAAAGCATTTCCGCATAACGAGGTATCTTAAAATCAAGAACGGTTGGAGTATTATAGTTTAAAATACGACTGCCTTTGTAATCAATTCTGAACCGTTGTAGTCCAAAATTTGTATGTTTTTTATACACTGCTTGAAAAAATGTTTTTTTAGGATTTCCATTTATTATTACATTTTCATTACCGTATGATGTTAAATTTAATAATCCACCACCCATTTAATTAATATATTATAATATAATAATTTTAATATATTATTTTTTGTATTTATTTTGTATTTTTGTCATTACGCAATAAAATAAATCTGCTTATATATTAAATATGAATGGAAGGAATCTCTTACCTAACGTTTTAAAAGATACCAATATATTAAAAAAATTACCGAAACCCGGTAACGCAAATATTCCAAAAATGGAAGCAGCCGGTGGTGATATGTTAGAAAATATGGGTAAACAGTCTGCTGAACAGTTGGCGAAATTTAAAAAACAAGTGATTGAATACTATAAAATGATTACTATCAACAATAAGATATTACTACGAGTTATATTAGGTGTTGCTATTATTATTGCTTTTTTAATTATTGCTTTTTACATTATACGGCGAAATAATAAAAAAACTGATAACGTGGACGCATTAAATAAAAACATTAAAGATTACAATAAATTTAAGGATGAAAATGACATTGGCTCGATTGCTAATTTTAATTTTAATGAAACATATGATAATGTTCATAAGCGACCTACTTCTTTAAAAGACTACTATATTTTGGGTAGTTACAATAGTTGTTGTGGTGGCGAAGTGTTTAATAACTGGGTAGATGTTGGTATATTAGAAAATACAATAAAAATGGGACCCAGAGCACTAGATTTTGAAATATTTTCATTAAATGGCGTTCCTATTGTTGCTGCTAGTTTAAAAAACGCAAATACAAAAAATGAAAATTCTTATTCAAAAGATACATTAAATCATTTAGAAGTTCCATCTGTATTAGAAACCTGTAAAAAAGCATTGTATGGTATAACAACACAAAACGCAAATGACTTTTTAATATTAAATTTTAGGATAAAAACGCATAATACTGCTGCACTAAATGCTTTATCTCAAAACATTAAAGATGCCTTTCAAGCTAGTTTATTGCCCGCTGATTTTGGTAATGGAGGGAGAGAAAAAAATGTAGTAAATGAAAACATCAAAAATTTAAAGCAAAAGGTTATCATTTCAGTCTATGATGATACTAATACATTTAAAGAAACTGATTTATATAAAATTACCAACATATGCAACAATATGGAAAATAAAGATATGGGAGGGGTTGAGTTTTTAAGAAACTATGATGTCCAATACGAAACGGATAAAGAAGACATGATAAAAAAAAATAAATTAACTTTTAAAATTGTAATCCCCGATGAAACAAACGAAAAGCAAAACTCTCCTCATAAAATACATAGAGAAAATGGATGTCAATTATCATTGATGCGTTTTAGTTTGTATGATTCTAATTTAAAAGAAGCTCTTAGTTATTTTTCAAATAATGAATCCGCAATCGTAATGAAACCAGATAAGTATAGATACAAACCAATTATATTACCAGAGGCAAAAAAAATGGATCCCAAAGTAAAAAAAATACTGGAACAAAACAGTTAAATTAAGTTAATACATTTTTATTTTACTTGATAGAATTTACAATCTATGTAATTTATATTCTATATAATTTATATATAATATGAATCAACAAACATTTCAAGAACGAGAATTGTCTATATTAAGAAGTGCGGTAGATAAGATTGAGAAAAACACAGGTTATACCTTAATTAATAATCCTAGTGTAAAAACAATCATTGAAATAGTTGAGCAATTTTTAAGAGATAAAAAAAGAATATGTTATGGTGGTACTGCTATTAATAATATCCTACCTTTAAAAGACCAATTCTATGATAAAAAAGTGGAATTACCTGATTATGATTTTTATTCGCCGGATCCTATGAAAGACGCAAAAGAACTAGCCGATATTTATTACAAAAAAGGGTTTGAAGAAGTGGAAGCAAAGGCCGGTATGCATCCAGGAACATTTAAAGTGTTTGTAAATTATATGCCGGTTGCAGACATTACTTATTTAATTGATGATATTTATAAAAATATTAAAAAGCGGGCAATTATCGTTGATGGTATTTACTACACACCGGCAAATTATTTAAGAATGTCAATGTATTTAGAATTATCGAGGCCAAATGGCGATGTCAGTCGTTGGGAAAAGGTATTAAAACGTCTTAGTTTATTAAACAAACATTATCCATTAAAAGGGCGTCGTTGTGATCGTGAAGAAATACAGCGATTGTTTGAATATGGTGTAAAAAACCCCATTAGTAGCAGCAAAAGCAAAAGCAGTGATAAATCACGGGATAGTTTAAATAGTCAAGATAGTAGTTATGGTGATTCTATTTTTATAACAGTTAGAGATTCATTAATAGCACAAGGTTGCGTGTTTTTTGGTGCGTATGCCAATCGTATGGTTTTAAAACAGCACCCAAAAATAAAACATATACCAGTTGATAAAATACCTGATTTTGATGTTCTTTCAATTGAACCACGCAACACTGCTAGAATTATTAAAGAAAGGCTTACTGATATGGGGATAAAAAAAATCAAGATTCAGAAAAGAAATGGTGTAGGTGAAATCATTGCTCCTCACTATGAAATTAAAGTTGGTAAAGAAACAATCGCTTTTATATATGAACCGTTGGCATGTCATAGTTACAATGAAATTAAATTTGGAAGCAAAACAGTAAGAATAGCAACAATAGATACGATGCTAAGTTTTTACTTGGCATTTGCTTATGTTAAACGACCCTATTATAATGAAAACCGCATTATATGCATGAGTGAATATTTGTTTGATGTTCAGCAAAAAAATAGATTGACACAAAAGGGTTTGTTAAAGAGATTCACAATTGATTGTTATGGAGAACAATTAACGATGGAGAAAATGCGAGCGGATAAATCAGATAAATATAAAGAATTAAAAAAAAACAGAAATTCCAAGGAGTTTGATTGGTATTTTTTACGATATATTCCAGCACAAGTGAACGAGTTTAAAAAAGTGAAAGACAAATCAACAAAGAAAATGGCAACCTCAACCAGTAAGAAAACCGCAAAGAAAAGAAAAGGAAAAGCAAAGAAAACAAGAAAATCTACTAATAAACGCCCAACACTTCTCTCCCTTTTTAAATAAATAATCCCCCTACAATCTTGCGATAAATTGTATAATAAATTGTATAATAGATGTATTATAAAATTTATTTATTTGTTATTGTTTATTACCGCGCGCACATATGTTTCAATTACAGCACACTTAAATGATTTGACAACGAGTTTAATCCATAAAACATAATTCCAAATAATGTGGTTTGAACTAAATAACCACTTAAAGTATGGAACCCATCTTTATTAAATAAAGATGGGAAATTTCTAATAAATATCTTTTGAATATACGGTAACTGCATTAAAAAGTATAATACCATTCCTAATATGGGTGTTTGAAACTCGTCATATACTTGGTCTAGTCTAGCAGTATTATTTTCTTTTTGTTTTGATTGTTTTACTAAATCTTCGAAAGTGTCATCATCATCTATATAGTTTTTCATCTTTTCATCCACCTCAGGAATATGGTTTATTTTAACATTAGGATCAAAACTAACTTGCGAATTTTGATTTGGAATATGTTTACTTGGAAGTCCAGTTAATTGGCTGGCACTTGCTTCTTGTAATCCACTTACTATCTGACTAATTGATTCTTTAGAAAGCTCTGTAATAACACTTTTATTATCACCGGTTTCATTTACGGTCATTTTAACATTTTCAGAAGGGTTTAATTCATTTGGCAAATTATTGATATCGCTGGTTGCTGCTGAGGCCGATGAGTCCATTTTATACATTAATAATAGTAACTAAATGCATAAAATACGCATTTGCACATATTAATTATTCAAATTCAACATAGTCTGTATTATCTTTACATTCTATGGCAGATGGCTTGTATTTATAACATTTATTATCAAATTTGTATGTTTTACCCTCGATTTTATCAATAGTAGGAGCTTTAAATACTAAACAATTTCTATCATTGCAAACCTTTCTAAATAATGTGGACAAACCCAATCCTAATAATATAGATATGATTATTTTTCCAAAATCACTATATATAAGCCGTCTTAAATACATATATAATTTATAAATAATATATAATTTAACAAATAGTATATTATTTTACATACACATACACCTAAACATAAAAATATCACTTATTGAACTTTATATTCTTCGATGTCTTTTGAATTTGTAGGGCATTGTGTTATTTCTTTTTCAAACTTAAAACAGTTATCTGCTTTGTCTTTGTATAACAATTTATTTGTGTTAGAAGGATTCGGGTAAACATAAATAATTCTTTTTTTAGGCGACAAAACATATGATAAAAATAACCCAGCAAACAAAGCTAACAAAAACACCTTTATATCAATAAATTTGGATAGTGTCATTATATATTATTATTTAGATTGTTATTTTACTTAGATAGTTAATTATTTTAGTTAGATTGGTTATTTTCACATTAATAAACATTCTTCACTATTTCAAATGGTGATATTAATACTTCTTTATTTTCTATAGAGGTTTGTTTAAAACTAAAAGTGCTTTTATATATATCTTCTGCAATCTTCTCCTTTTCAATGTTAACCTCTTGATATTTAATTTCCCGCCTTTTATCAAATAAAGTAGTTAAATTTTTAGTAAATTGGCTAAAAACATCTATTAAATCAGTATCGCGATTTGTTTCTTTATACTTTTTTATAGACTTATTATACTCACCTATTGATTTCTCTATTTCTTTATTAATAAATTCCAATGCTTCTGATCTATTATATGAATTTTCATATTCATCTCCCTGTCCCTCACCATGGCCATCTGTTTTTGATTTAATAACAAATGTGTTATTTTTTTCGTCATATGTTTTGCGTAGTTTATCTAATTTGCCATTCATATTTATTAAATTGTCTTTTAATTTCTCAAATTTACTAACCACATAATCCTCGTCTTTTAAATTAAACAATAAATCTAGTTTTAATTTTATAATGTCTGTTTTCACAATTTCTAATTTATCATGTAATACTTCTATTAAATCATCATATGATTTGTAATTTGCAAGTTTAATATTGATATCTAAATCACATGGTGTATTAGAAGAACATTTTGCTATTAAATATACTTGTTTTTTTCCATCTTCTTTTTCAACTATTCTTTCAAAGGTTGTCCCACCTTTTTTTTTACATTTGATACATTTGATTTGTGTATTAACATCACTACCCTTTTTAAGTATTTTTTTAACTTGTTCACTATATAACCGTTTTTTTGTATAATAATTATTTAATGCTTCTGTATATTTTGTATTATCACTCATTTACTATTAAATGTTATAAAAATTTTTATGAAGTTTCACAAAATCACTTTCAAATTTAGGAAGGTTTGTGATAATTTCATTTCTATCTTTTAATTTTTTGTCTGATAATGCTTTCATTTTATTTAATATATAATATTTTTTCAATCGTTCATTATGTTTTAAATCTTCTAAAGTTGGTTTATGTTTCCACTTATAGTAGAGTATTCCTCCAATTATAAAACAAAAAATTAAAAACAAAGTAACATTTATGTTTATTTTATCTATGTATTGTTTTTTGTTTCTACTATTTTTCAGAGTTTCGCTTAAAAAATACCGAACGCCAGGTTCTATTAGTGACGCCTTTTGTGTATTCATTAATATATAATTATTAATAAATAATAATAGAAAAGAAAACAAATTAACAAACAAATAGCAATAAATAAACAAACAAATAGAAATAAATAACAAACAAGGAAAGAGTAAAATAATATTGTATAAATAATATATAATATATAACAATGATTATGATTTTATCAGTTCATGTATTTATAATTGTGTTGTATTTTGCATTCAGGTATTATACACAAAAAATAAATACTTACACGACCAGTATGATGTTACCAAAATCTAACGCTGCGAAATACATAACAATGCCTATTGTTTTAATGATAATGTTTTTAATACAAGGATTTAGTAATAGACAGTTATTGTCTAAAAAATGCAATGTTGAAATGATACAAACCGCTTTGATGACCTCTGGTATAATCATGTTTTTTGTATTTGGTTTAATCATTGGATTAGTAGAAGCATTCCCAATTTTAAAACGACCATTCGATAATACATTTGGTTATTTTTTATGCGGTATGGATGTAGAAACCCTAAAAACAATAGTAAATAAAATCTATATTCCAAGTGTTAGAAATGACGATACCAATGTATTAGAAAGTATTATTAGAGACGAATCATTGCAGATAAACACTGTAAATCCAGACAATTTTCAAATGAAAATGTTGGAATTAAAAATACCAGAAAAAAACAATAATATAGTTATGAAATATTACAATTTAATATTAAGAAAGGATTTAATAGGGTCATTTGTATTGTATATTTTAGCAATAGGACTGGCTATAATTATTAATCAAGAAACCATTAATAATATTCAGTGTAAAAAAACAGATGAAGACATCATTAAAAGTTTGGATTCAATTAATTTAGAATAACTCCAAAAAAATAACCCTAAAACAGTATAATTTAATATCAATTATTTATAAATGAGTGATGCTACAAATAATTCCAAAGATTTTCTAGCGGACACAATTAATTCGCAAGAAGGTATTAAAACTAAACGGCCCACAAAACAAAATGTAAAACAATTTCAAGGTATGAGTAGTGGTGTAATTGGGTTTGTATATTTAGTTTTAATTATCATTATTGCTTTTATACGATTTGGTATGACACGCATTACAACATATACTAAAGATATGTTATTACCTAAAAAAAACTTTAAACCATATATATTAGTTCCTATACTAATCGCACTGTTTACAGTAGTGCAAGGATTCATTAACTCAAATGTGTTATATGCACGATGTGATAATGCGATGTATATTGAGTCATTTACAACAGCAGCAACAACCATGACTTTTATATTTGGAATAATCGGTGCGTTAATTGAAGCTTTTACTTCATGGAAGCGGCCATTTACAAATACATTTGGTAACTTATTTGCGTCATTTGGTAAAAAATTAAAAGACGATGTAGCAACCCAATTGTTTGTGTCAACATTTAAAAAAACAGACACGCAATTAAGTGAAAAAATAAGAAAAGATATCGATATAATTTTAAGAGAGATTACGCCTTATAACTTCCAACTGTTTATGAATAATTTAAATGTGCCAGTAAATGAAGGAACGAAACCAACCATTATTAAATTTTACAATAAATTATTAAGAAAAGATATAATATCAACTACGGTGTGGTATATATTAACTATTATTTTAGTTACAACAATTAATATGAATACAATACTTGGTATGCCTTGCGATAGTCCAATTAAAATTTAGGCAAAGTTAGGTAATATAATATAAATAAGTAGCATAATATTGCTAAAAATATTGTAATAAGCCATATTGGCAATACTGTTTTTTTTCTAGAAGCCAATCCAAATTGTCTTAAAGAACCATCTTTTCCATAAATAATAGATGGTTTGGCTATTTGTATAACAATAAATAAAATAACAAATAGAACAATAGATACAGATGTTATATTTTGTCTGATAAATAGGCGAAACATTATTATATATATACTATTAATTTAATATTTTAAATAAGAAAATGTAAAAATAAGAAATTTACTATGAAAACAACTGAATTGAACTTAATTGAACTGAATTGAATCGACGCAAACTATAAAATATATTTTTATTTGTAAAAATATATTTTTATTATTTAGTTAATAACCTTCATCACCATCCATATCACCAAAATCATCATCTTCTCCCACCATCATCATATCCTCCATTTGCTCTTCATCGGCAATTCGGTTTTCTTCATCTTCATATGCTGCTTCATCGTCCTGAACCAGTTGAGTTTGCGTATTTTCACTTTGTTCTCTGTTAACTTGCTGTTCTGTTTGTAATATTGCTTGTGCTAATTCATCTTCTATTTCGCGATCATACTGTTTTTTATTATAAATATACAACGATTTGGTTTGACCCAGATTCCACTTACCTAATTTTGCATTTTTCATATAATCTTCTGACTTGCGGTCTTCTTTGCTCATATTTTTAAATGTTTCAACTATACGAGTTTTTTCCTGTTCTTTATCATTTAACACTTTATTTTGTATATCTTCCATCGATAAGTTAATAGTTGATTTTTGATAAATAAGTGTTTTCAATACAATATTAACAATCTCACTAAGTTGATTTTGCAATTCTATATCTTCATCTTCTTCACCTTCTTCATCCAACCCATTTGATATATTTAAGTAATTATTTAATGCCTTCAATATTAAGTGCTTGTATAACAAAATTGTAATTGTATTATTAAATACACTTCTCTTTGTTTCTTTATTACCAATAATATCCGAATAAACTGGTATGTATTTTGAAAATTCATGCAAAGATTTATTTTTTTCAACAACAGTTTCTAAATATTCGTTTAAATGACTATCACCACCATCATCACCAAACCTAGAAAAACTACCCAATTCCTTTTGTATTATCTCTCCCAATTTGTTATTATGATACTCACTTAGTTTCCAATGTTTGGGCATTGTTTTAGAGACTTCATCAAATGTCACCCCACCAAGAATAAGTTGAGGATACTTTACACAAACATTAAATAATGTATTTTTCAAGTAATTTAATGAAAATAAACTGGTTTCATCGTCACTTGTTAAATATTCGCCTCCATCGCGTGTCTTAAATGTTTCCATATTCATAATAAACTCCTTTATATTGCGACCTAAAGCGGTAGCACTAATGTTATCAGATATAGATTCATACAATTCCATATTTTTAGCTTTCAATGATAAAATAAAATCATTTACACCGTCGTCTGTCTGTTCTGTATAAACTAAATCAAAGCTATCTAAAACATTTTTTTGTAATAAACTAACTGTTTCTTTATCTAAAATATCAAAATCACCGCCGAAATCAACTATAACATCACTTAATTTATCTTCAAATATTTTTTTAGGAGATGCAATGTCATTTACATATCCTTGACTAATAACATTTCTTTTAGATATAATATGGATAAGTTCTATTAAACTTTCCATAGAATATGCGTTCCCATCTTGCTTCATTTTACTTATTTTTTCACTTAAGCTATCATACTTTTTAAAACTACTTTCATTATTGACGCAAATAGCAGCTAGTTTATCATCTAATATAGCACCGGTATTGTATTTGCAGTATTTTATAAAACTTAAATAAATAGTCGTTTCATCATAATCACTAGATACAATTGGATACTTAAGCTTGGTATTTTCATCATTGTAAAACACGGACGCTTTCATTAGTTTCATGTAATTGTTGTATTTTACCATCATTCCCTTTATTTCTTTATTGCGTTCTATCAAAAGCGGTTCTTTTCCAGAAAAGTAATTGAAATTGTGTGTGGTTTCATTACAGCAAGCATTTTCCATAAACGGTATATTGTTTAATGTATTTAACACGACTTCTCTGTTTTTAACAACCCGTTCCATATCTTCTTGTATTAAAAATGATTGATTAATTACCTTACCCATCAAACTAAAAATGTATGAAAATTGTCTAATATCACCTTTTCTTATACTTTCATCAAGTAATTTATCAAAATTACCCGATAAGCCTCGTGTTTCTTCTACATTAACCGGATTTAAACTAGGTAAAAAAGTACCCCATGTTTTAATATCAAAATCACTTACTTCTTCGGATAAACTCATGTTTAAAATCATCCAATCTCTTTTTTCGTCTAATTTACTACTAATATCCGGCTCATTTAATATTTTGGTTTTAATGAATTTTATAATTGTGGATACTAGTGCATCTTTTACTTTATTAAAATTGGAACGATTGGTTTTTGGTAAAACATTATAAGGTCGGACACTACTTCGCAGTTTTAAAAACAAACAAGCAATATAGGAAACTATTGATTCATCGCCGCTTTTATCCAGTGGAAATCCATCAAACGACATTACACAACCTTCAAAAGTAGGCGCTCTTGTTAAATGTGGAGTAAGCAACTGTATACTAATTACATACAAACTAATTAACAAAATTATTTTAATTTCATCATTTGCTTTTTCATAATCTATTTTTTTCTTTTTCTTTTCCTTTTTATCTTTCTTTTCCTTTTTTTCATCCGCACTTTCCTTTTTAGAATACTTTTTCATAAAAATGATCATATATTTAATAATAAAATCGTGCTGTTGCTTTGTATCGATTTTCAATTTTTCGTCCAATGTTTTCAATACTTTTTTTACATCTTTAATTAACTCTTCTTGCTTTTTATCAACAACCACCTCAGTCGTTTTATGCTGTAATACGATCTCTGTTTCTTCTTCTAGAATGGCTCGTGATACACGCTTAAATCCACTTTTCTCATATCCTTCATTTTCATCATACTGCAATTTAGCAATCATGTATCCACTGTGTTTATCAACAATACTATCACCATCAGCAGTTCCTCGTAATCTAATTATTTCATTTAAATTATCGATATAATGCCCGCTTTGAAAACCAGTTGCCAAATCATAGTAAAAAGTCGGTAGCAAATGGACATTTGTTTCAGAACAATAATACCAATATACTGACTCCTCTCCCACCGCTTCTCTACAATAAGTATTAATAAAGTATAGTATATTACCCATTTTTGAAACCATATCATAATCCGATAATATCTTGTTTTTCAACTCTTCATGAGGCGAAACCATAACTTCTTCGGCAGACAACATTTTACCAATATTTATTTTTTGTATATCGTATTTTAAGTCAAGCGTTTTCTTTAATATTTTAAGCAGTTTGGCAGATTCGTTGCTTTGTGAAATCCTTTCTGAAATCATTTTATTAATTTCTTCTTTGTTTTTTACTTGCATCTCCTCATAATGCTTTATTAGTTCTTCAGCAGACAATTCATCAACTGCTTGTTCTTGATTTTCCTTATTCATGCATTCTTTGTTTATTTTCAAGCAGTTTTGCTTTACATTACAAAATCCAATTTCCTCAACTGGTTTATTTGTTTTTTCTTCATCTAATTCCCATTTGTTGTTTTTTCTAACATAATAATGCATTTCATAACCATCGGGTTCTAATATAGCATAATCACCTTCTTGGACACTTTTATAACCGTCTATCATACTTCTGGCATCTACTTCGGGATTTTTCGCACGCATTTCAGTTAAGTGTTTTACCAAGTCATTATAAGTAATTTCACCCCCACTCTCTTCTTTTAAGCCTTCCAAAATATCATATGGAGTATCATCGTATTTGGAGTCGTATTCCACATTTTTATTATTGTCTTGTAATAAATCGTCTAATTCAAAATATTTTTTCGACAATTTAACACCGTCGAGTGGAGTTGGTTCACATTCACTATTATCAATCTTTCTTTGTTTTAATTCTTGCTTTATTTCATTTAATGTTTCTGGAGTTAAATTGCTGTCATTTTCTGCGTCATCTAATGAACTGTGTATTTCCCGCGCTATTATCGACATCATCAACCGACCATCATCTAATCGATACATTTTATTTAACAACTGCATGTCCATTTCTTTATCAATATCATACAACCTTCTAACCTCGCTCGACTTAATATATTTCTCCAAGTCGCTTATCTTAACATAATTTTTAATGAATTTTATGTAATTATTGTATTTTATGATGTTGCTAATTTTTTCTTTTTTGTATTTTGCGATTTGATTTTCTATATAATCTTTCATAACTAAGTAATCATTGTAAACTATACCTTCTTTGTGTATATGATATGGTGTTAAATACATAGTTATCCTATCAAGAGATACACCATTTTCTATTTCAGATTGTAAATTTTTAAACAACTCATTTACATTTAATGTTGTATTATCAACAACTTTTTTCCATGGAATAGGTGTTTCGCTGATCGTTTTATTTGAATGGTATACAATATTATCAAGTATACGGGCGGGAGACGATGTGTCATTCAGCATTACCTCCGTATTATCATTTAAAATACTACTGTAATGAATTTGATTTTCATGATGGTTTACTTTTTTCAATATAGGTGTGAAATCCGAAAATATATTTGAATATTGCATTAATTCGTATGGAAGTGTTATAAAACCTTTAATGTATAATCGATCACTTTGTGTAATTGCCAATCTTTCGGTATTGGATGGTATAAATTTAGAACATCCAGGTCGTTTTTTAGACAGTGGTTTAAGTTTGGTTAATCCAACGCTTGTTTTGTCAATTACAAAGCGGTCATTGTTAGTTAATTCGCCAACTTCCCCTTTTTCATCGTAAATTATATTTATACTTTTAAAATCATCCATATTTTCGACAATAACATTATTACCATATGTTTCCATTATTAGCATATCCGATTGTTGCATTGGCTTATCATATGTAGTAAAATCAATATTTTTGTAGAAATAATCATATTTGTTTTGTCCATCCGGTATTGTATTTGACTTATATTCGCTATTAATTCTAGTTAACTCGTTTATAATATCACTGGTTGTTTTAATTGAAATATCATCATTTTCACCACCAATATCATATATGTGTTTTTTTGTTTCTACTACAGGCAACGCCCAATACACTGTCTTTGCATTATTTAATAATTCTGCGACAGGTTTGTAATCAGCGGTTTTGTATAAAGTATTTGAAAAATATCCTTGTTCATCAAAAGTGGAAAATTCCTCTCTTAACTCTTTGTATCTTTCTAACATAACATTAATGTGTTTTAAAAACTTAGAAGTTCGCTGTGATGATGGAACACTAGACAACAGATCATCCATCAAGTCATCTACCTGATCTTTTATGTCATATATTTTTTCTTTTTCAGACAATTCTACTTCTTCTCTTATCTCTCCCAAATCTTCGTCTAAAAATTCAATATCTTTTATATCAATCAAATCATCTTCTAAATTAACGCCTTCCTCATCTTGAAACATATCATCTTCATCTACATCACTTTCAAATTCGTCATCCTGTGCCATCACATCTGTATCTATATCTTTTCCTTCCAGTTTTCCTTCCTTACCCGCCTCTCCTTCCCGCTCGGTCTCCCCTTGTACAACCTTTTCCACCTCTCCTTCTAATTCCCTTTCTCTACCCCCTTCATCTTCCATCATTATATCTTTTTTTAGTTTTGGTGGCTTAAAATCTTTAATGGATTGAATGGGTAAATCACGAGGAATACCTTTGTATTCAAAATCAATATATAAAAATGCACCATCTGGATAGCTTTCAATTTCAATTCTATCTTCTTCTAGATTTGTGATTTTCCCATTTATTATTGTAGGTAGTTCTCCGCCAAATTCAATGGTTATCCATCTGTTTACTACCAAGTCATTTTGCCTAGCAAACCCAGGATTTTCTGGATTATACAATATAAATATTTGCTCTATTGATTCTTCTGTTAAAAATCCTTCAGCCACATTTAAAATAGTTTTCTTAAGCGTTTTTTGCTCTAATAACTCTATTTCTTTTTCATCTATATAATTAACCATAAACATCTTGTCGTTTAAATCTCCATTATCTGGTGCTACAATTTTAATAATCTGTCCTAAAGACAAAAATAAAGAATCCGACATTTTTTTTTCCATTGTCTTATAAAATAATTAGAAATTATATTCAAATATTATTAAGTGTTTATCATATTATTAAATTGATTTAAATAAATAATGATAAACTAAATATTAATAATAATTATGTATAATCTTAGCGAATATTTCGATTTCACCCGTATCAATGATAAAGACTATTGTGAGTCTAAAGATTTGATTGTAAAGAAGATATACAATCTACATCTTTTAAAATACAAGAAAAATAAGTTGAATTCTGATAATACAGAAACATTGGGACTATTCCGCTCAGTTATTGTAGACAATGATCAAATCGTTTGTTTTGCGCCTCCTAAATCATTAACACTTAACCAGTTTGATGATTGGTCTACACTTGAAGACGGCAAATATCTTAGTCAACCGTATATAGAAGGAACGATGATTAATATGTTTTGGTCTCCGGAAATTGACGATTGGGAAATAACTACCAGAAGTAATATTGGTGCTAATTGTTATTTTGATAAAGATGAAAAAACCACATTTAGAACAATGTTTTTAGACGCAATGCTATTCTGTGATCTAGAATTTGAACATTTCAACAAAAGCTTTATTTATAGCTTTGTAATGCAACATCCTAAAAATGTAAGAGTTGTTCCTGTTAATCGGGCGTTTGTTTATTTGGTAAATATTTACCAATTGGTTAATAACTATTGTATAACAACAGTAACAACTGATGGTGGAGAACATGGAGACTGGCATAAATTCAGAAACATTATGATTCCAACTATCGTTCCTGATGTATCTTCTTATAAAGCGTATATGAATCAAATGAACAATATAATTGAATCTAACTATAATTATGTTTATCCTGGCTATGTAATTAAAACACAAGATTCAATGCGTCGGCTAAAAATCACGAATCCTTCTTATGAATATGTTAAAAATTTAAAAGGAAATAGCACTAAAAATCAATATCGTTATTATGTGTTGCGTCAAGAAGGAAAAGTAAGTGAATATCTTAAATATTTTCCCAAATTTAAGTATCAATTTCAAAAGTTTAGAAACGAGTTACATGAGTTCACAAATGAATTATATAGTTCATATGTATCGTGTTATATTTTAAAGGAAAAGGAATTGAAATATTTCCCTAAAAGATACAGAACAAATATGTTTAATATGCACCAGTTGTATTTACAATCTCTTCAATCAAATAAAGACAAGGTTACGATTAAAAAAACGATTGAGTATGTAAATACGATGGATCCAGCTTTGTTGATGTATTGTATGAATTCCGACTTTAATCAAAATGAAATTAATAAAGCATGTATCGCGGCAGAACAATAAATATTGAAAGCAAACCACAAAGAAAAAAGGAAAAAAGGAAAAAGAAAATAATAAAATAACTATAAACAAAAGTATAAATTTATATTTTTGTTTAAATCAAATAATATTTTAGCAAAACAAGTTAAATATTATTAGTAAAGTATTTGTATATGCGTATTGATTACACCCCCCAATTAGATTTTAAAGATGTTCTAATTCAACCAAAGAGAACAACTATCTCAAGTCGTTCCCAGGTATTGTTGGAGAGAACGGTTACATTTCCCAATACAACCGCTACATGGACAGGAGTACCGATTATTTCTTCCAATATGGATACAACTGGAACATTTGAACTATACGATGTTTTATCACAATTTAAAATGATTACTTGTTTACATAAACACTATACATTAGATGATTTTAAATCCAGATATGAAACCGCACCATTAAATCCCGAATATTTCATGATTTCAACTGGTATAGGACAAGAATCATTATTGAAATTACAGGAACTTGTCAATTTTTCAAAAGCAAAGTGGATCTGTATTGATGTTGCAAATGGGTATATGAGTCGAGTGGTTGAATATGCTATTACAATTCGTAAATTATTTCCAGATAAAATTATTGTAGCTGGAAATGTAGCATCAAAGGAGATGGTAGAAGAATTGATCATTAATGGTAAAGTAGATGTTGTTAAAGTTGGTATTGGTCCTGGTAGTGCCTGTCTAACGCGTCGTAAGACAGGAGTGGGTGTTCCGCAATTATCTGCAATTATTGAATGTGCCGACGCAGCACATGGTGTAAATGGTTCAATTATAGGAGACGGCGGTATTACTTGTCCAGGCGATTTAGCAAAGGCGTTTGGCGGGGGCGCTGATTTTGTTATGGTCGGTGGTCAATTTGCTGGACACGATGAAAATCCAGGCACCATAGAAGAAATAGATGGAAAAAAATATAAATTGTTTTATGGTATGAGTTCCGAACATGCAATGAAAAAGCATTATGGAGAAATGGCAACATATAGGTCATCTGAAGGCAGAGTTATTCGCGTTCCATACAGAGGCGCATTAAAAATAACCGTCCAAGATTATCTGGGAGGGTTGCGTTCTACATGCGCCTATATAAATGCCCATAATATCAAAAACATGCCCAAATGTACGACATTTCTAATGGTCAGTCAACAACTTAATACTCATTTTGAAAAATAATAAGTAAATATGTAATAAATAAAAATACATTTATTTTTATTTATTTTTAATACGCACACTCAACTGCGATACGCTAACTAGTGGGTTAGTTATTGAAAGTTGGTTTTCAACTCTTTAAATACATTGGAGGCAATAATACAAGAATTGTGTAGTATTTCAACGACATTTGCCGTATTTGCTACATCTTTATTATCATCTGTGAATGCGATCCTAATAATGGAGTTTTCATCGTGTGGATGTGGTTTTGAAAATCCAACAAATGATAACAACCTTGTATTTCTATAATAATAGTAATGCATAACATACTCCAATATTTTACCAATTGTATAGTCTTCTTTATACAATATGATGTCAAATGAGTCTTTCAACGCAACTGGCATTTCCTTTACTGAAAACAACTTGCCATTTTCACTTGCGGCTTGTATGTCGCTTAAACGAGTTATCAATATATCACACGCCTTTCTTATAATTTGCTTATTTGTATATATACCCAATGTTTCCATACAAAAGTCATAAGAGCCATCCTTTGTATAACGCAAACCATGATGATTAAACCAATTTGTTTTTTCATAATCTATTTTTTCTTCCAATTTTGCTAATTCCGCTTCTTCCACATCATCGCGCATCTTTTGCTCTATTTTTTCCCATTCCGCATTTTGCTTTACTCTGTCAATCGCATATTTATAGGCACAAGATGAGACTACATTATACATCCCATTATCCCTTGCTTTTTTAATATTTAAATCACATGTAAGTTTTAATTTTTCACCTTTTATTTCCTTTGATATCATCGGTTTTAGCCTCGCAAATAGTATATATGATTTTGTTTGTTTATTAGGGGGGAATAGTTGTTTTACTTTATCTTGAGGCAATTCTTTGCCGGTTTTTTTATCAACAAGTTTAAAATCCTTGGTTGTGATATATTCCATAGAATTAGACAGATTTTCCCTATCAATAACCACCTGTAAATCTTTTACGCTGTCGTTTAAATCACCAACATGTACCGGAATACAACCTAATCGTTGCTTTAATATTTCATTGTTAAACATTGTAGTATTATGCTCAATATTAATTGAATTATCATCTGTATCGATAACCGCCGTTTCAATATCAGATATGATTGTTCTTCTTAATCCATTCACAATACTTACATTTGTATTACTTACATTAAAATTTAACATATCATGTTCTTCAACAATTCCATCAACTTTAGGTAAAGGAATTGAACTAGAGAACTCTTGATTTTCTGGAGATTTAGAATTATTCATTGAATCGCTCATTATTATATAAAATACATATAAATAAATATATTTATATCAATTTAATTTACAATCATTATTTACAAACAATTATAATAGTTCGTTATAATTGTTATATAAAAAAATTTCCATTTAGTAAATGAGTTCTGTATTGTATTATAGTAAGTATTGTAAAAACTGCGATTCTATTATAGGAAAATTATCAAAAACATCTATTCAAAAAGATATTCATTTTGTTTGCGTGGATAAACGGGTAAGAAAGGAAGGTAGAACATATTTAATGCTTGATGGAGGTAAGCAAGTATTACTCCCCGAAACGGTGCATAAAGTCCCTGCTATTTTGCTATTGTATCAAGGTTACCGTGTATTGTATGGACAAGACATCATGAACTATTATCAGCCAAAGATCAACGCAGAAACTGGAATTGCTACACAAGATAATTTAGAGCCGTCTGCCTATTCATATACTGAAATGGGAACTAGTATGTCAGATGACTATTCTTATTTAGATCAATCAAGCGATGAAATGGCCGCAAAGGGACAAGGCGGGTTGCGTCAAATGCATAGTTTTGTGTCATTAAACGACTCTCTTTCAATTGAAACACCACCCGAAGATTACATTCCAGATAAGGTGCGAGAAACCGATTTAGATAAACTACAAAAACAACGCACCATGGAAATAAAATGATACTAATGATTAATAAATTGAATATAATTCCTATATAATTCATATCAAATAAATAAAAAACAAATAACCCAACTTGGGCTTTGTTTTTTGTTTTTGTTTTTTGTTGTTTTTGTTTTTTGTTTTTTGTTTTTTGTTTTTTGTTTTTTGTTGTTTTTGTTGTTTTTGTTGTTTTTGTTGTTTTTGTTGTTTTCGTTTTTATACTTTTTATAATACGTTTATCCCCATTTTTCTAAGATAAGCCAGAACGTGTGTGCAGGTGTCTTTCCATTCTTCCCAGTACGCATCTTCGGTGTAAACCTCATAAGCGGCTTGCACTACCTCATGGTTGTAGAGGCTGGTAATTCCGTTATCATTTGTCTCCAGTGCCAACTGATTAAGACACCCTTTTATTCCTTTTATTGCTCTTCGAAGAGATGCCAGAACGTGTGTGCAGGTGTCTTTCCATTCTTCCCAGTCAGCATCTTGGGTGTAAACAGCATAGGCGGCTTGCACTGTCTGCTGTGAATGATTGTCTATCAACATATGGTCGAGGGAGGCAAACCCATGATCCTTTGTCTCATCTACCAATATATTAAGACACTGTCGCATTGTTCCACCAACCACAAATGGTTGTTTATCTTGTAAATTTTCATTAAATGCTCTTTCGTCCGCGATCAGTCTTTTTAAGGGAGATGGCTTCAATAGTGCGATTGTGTTTGCGTCCATAATTAATAATGGTGTTGTGCGTGTGTTGTATGTGTTGTGTGTGTATTGTGTGTGTATTGTGTGTTTACTGGATCGGGTTGTGTAAATGTTTACCAAGGTACAAAAACAACGTCAATTTTATATATCAATTATTATTATATTTTTAATATAATTACTTAAAAAATACATTACATATTATGATAATGGATAAAGTATCTTTATCAAAAGCTTTTTCGAACCACTATATGAAATTTTTAGATGAAGTGGTAAAAGTATACCCTAAAAGTGTTAAAATAAGAACATTTAGAACGGCTTCGTCTCAAATAAAATCAATTAACCCTAGTAAATTAATTAAAATGTGGCATAAGGTAATTGGTTCGAAATTTAAAGATCAAATTTACTCTGAAAACTTCGATTTTTTTAAGAACCTGGATTATTCTTCTAACTTGAAAAATACAAAATGGGATTCAAACGATATTTATAGTTTTATAAATGAAATGAAATCATCTTGGGATACTTTATCAGATGAAAATAAGAAAAAAACAATGAAATATTTAAGTAACTTAACCAAAATGGGGGAAATGTATGATGCAATGCAATAGATACAAAATACACAAAATAGTAATATATTTCAATTAACTTTAATTTAAATATATTAGTAAATATGTCTATATATGGCTGATGTATCAAATAATAGCAGTGAAGAAATTCCTAGTGAATTTAAAAATTTAATGAATGATTTTATGGGAGATATATTAACTAGTTTTCCAGAATTAGCACCAGATATAGAACCGTATTCTACATTAGATAACCATGATACATTAAGTTATTTATTTCAACATTGTAAAACGGTGTATCCGGCAAGATTTTTCGATATTTTATACAATAATGAATGTATATTTACCGATGAAAATATAACAACGGAGTTTCTTCCTAACATCGATTTTTCAAAGTTATGGAAGGAAAATTTGACGCAAAAAACTAGAAATATTATTTGGAAGTATCTGCAGTTAATTTTATTTTGCGTGATTCAAAATGTAAAAGACGCTTCATACTTTGGAAATAGTGAAAAACTATTTGAAGCAATAGACGAAGACGAATTTAAAAAGAAAATAGCAGAATCAATGGATGATATTGGAAAGTTTTTCCAGGAAAATGGTTCTATGTTTAATCAAAAAGACGCATCTGGCAATGAAGAGTTTAACATGCCGGATAGTGAAAAAATACACGATCACATCAGTGGATTATTAAAGGGAAAATTGGGAAGATTGGCATCTGAAATAGCAGAAGAAACCGCAGATGAAATGAATTTGGATTTATCAGGAAGTGAAAATGTAAACGATGTCTTTAGCACCCTTTTTAAAAACCCTACCAAATTAATGAAGATGGTTAAATCAATTGGTTCAAAGATAGACAATAAAATAAAGTCAGGGCAAATCAATGAAAAAGAATTAATGCAAGAAGCAGGTGAATTAATGAAACAAATGAAAAATATGCCTGGTATGAAAAATATGGATAAAATGTTTAAATCGATGAATATTCCCAGTGATATGATTCCTAAGAACTCCAAAATTAATTTTGGAGCGATGCAGCAAAAACTGTCTGAAATGACAAAACAAAACAATGCAAAGGATAGAATGTTGAAAAAGTTAGAAAAACGAAAGCAAACAAAAGAACAAACACAACAATCCACAAAAGCTCCCATAGAGAAAACATATCAAGAAATACAAAGCGAAATTGATTCTATATTTAAAACTCTTCAAATTGAAGGCGGTGATGGTGATAATAAGGAGGTTAGTAAAACAGTTAGTAAACCGAAAAAGAAAAAGAAAAAGAGAAAGAACTTACAACAAAATTAACTGGTTATAAATAAAAAAATAACTCATTACTATATATTAAATGGATATTGATAAATTTTGGTTAGATGATCCGCTTATTATTTTTAAAAAAGAAAGGATAGCAGAGTTTTGGCCCGACAAAGGATTTAGTGCATCTAGAAAACTAAACGCTATTACTAGAGCAATTATAATATTAACTATTTTAGGATATTTTGCGTCGAAAAATATTAAAATAATAGTAACGGGTGTTATCACTTTGGTTTTTATAGTGGCGATCTACTTTATTCAAATAAAAAAAGAAGAAGAAGCGCAACAAGTTAAAGATATAATAAAAGAAGGGTTTGAAAGCAGTGCTCCACAGTTTGATAAAATTATGGAAAAAAACTTCACAACACCAACTAAACAAAACCCTATGATGAATGTGTTGTTACCTGAAATTCATGATAAACCAAATCGCAAAGAAGCTGCTCCTAGTTATAATCCCAATATCAGAAAAGAAATTAGTGAAAAAGCAAAATCTAATTTAGAAGATGAAAAATTATATAAAAATTTAGGAGATAATTTAAGTCATCAACATATGATGCGAAATTTTCATTCTATGCCAAATACAAGTGTTCCAAACAATCAAAAAGACTTTGCTATGTTTTGTTATGGCTCAATGAAGTCGTGTAAAGAAGGAGATGAAGATGCCTGTTCTAAAAACATGAGAAGACTAGGAAATAATATATATTAAATTAATAAATAAAATAATTATCTTTATGTTATTTATATAAGAATGGCAAATGCTAGCACTTTTAATTACACATTTTATAATTTAACTGGTATTAATGATGATGTTGTTGGATTATCGGAAAGTGATGTTCAAAACCAACATTTTGGTTCTTATACTACAAAAAATTATTTTGAAAATAACTGTGGTATGAAAAAGCCGATCAGCTTTGCTACACAACAACCAAATGTATTTTACAATGGAGGTCCCGGAACAGTTGGTGCAAATGGATGCAATGTAGAAAGCGATTCCAATCTTAGAATTGGAACGATTCAAACAAACCCCAAGTGTCGAATCAGTCTTCAAGAGCGACCATTTAAAAGCGTTCCATTTCTAGGAAGAGGCAAATCGGACGCACTTCAAGAAAGCAAACTTCAACAAGGAACTTATTTTGCCGATAAGAAAAGTTGTCGACAAGTTACTGAAAAATCATTTCGAACAACCGATGTTGATTTAGTGCCAACCTTAAAAGCCACTATTCAAAACCCTAATAATTTAGTAGAAGGTGTAGCCAACAAAGGATGGATCCGCGGTGGATTACCTTCGCGAGATATGTCTAGAGACAACGATTACTTAAACAAGCAAAAATAATTTAAATACAACTAGCAAAATTAGTATTATAAACATGTATAATACTAATATCGTCGTTAACTATAATACGGTGGAAGGCGACGAATCCGATACTACATATAGAAAACAATTGTTGGAATTTGTAAAATTAACAGAATTCAGCGATGATGTAAATACCAAAGTAGAAGCGTTGTATGATACATACAAAGATAATGACGATCTTAAAAAAATATTACCAATCTTACAAAAACATTTAGAACAAAGATGGCCATTTGAAATGGACAATAAAACCATCTTTATTTTTCTTTTTGCTTTTGATTATTTTTATTTAACATATCCATTTATATCTTCACTAATAAACAACGATGAAGACCGTTCACATTTAGTAGAACCCATTATTAGTAAGATAAACTTAAATATTAAATCAAAATAATACACAAAAAAATAACATATTATATTAAATGGCATCGACAAGACTGAAAAACTTACCCAGAGAATATTTACGAGAAAAAAAGATAAACCAAGATGTAAATAATTATGAGATGGACATTAACAAAAAAATGCCTAATAAAACATTTCTACCTGATTTAGGCATAAATCCTGGTAACATGTCCAATTCTTTTTATCATAATACATTTTCCAATAATACTTGCGATATTGAAAGTAATTTAATGGGAATTAATAGCACAAACTTGGTAGAAAGTAAACCGCAATTTCAACCTCAATTAAATACGCTTCCATTTAAACGATACTTTGAACTACCAACGGCATTTGTTCCAGAACCTTTAGTAGTCAATCATAAACAACGACCGGCCGGTCCTTTCACTAACAATTAATTTACATTATTTACAATTTACAATTTACATTATTTACAATTTACAATTTACAATTTACAATTTACATTATTTACAATACCATATATGATATATATGGTATTTTAATTACTTAAAATATATATATACATGAGTTATTTAAATGATTATGCTGATATACAAAAAAACATTGATGAATCTAGATTTAGTGAAACTGCCGAGTATTTAGTAAACCATTTTTCTTATGTAAATGATGTAGCAAGAAATCAATCTGAAACCACTATGAATAAACTTTCGGGTGTTTTAACAGGTATATTAACGCGAGATGAATATCAACAAACCATTGTTAAATATGACGCGAGTGAAAATGTGGTTTTATTTAAAAAAGTAGATGATGGACCAAATAGTATTATTTTAGATATTAGTGATAGTCATGCTATTCGAATACCGGTTGGGACAACCGCAGAGAGACCAACCGTTCTTAGAGATGGTTATTTACGCATAAATACAACAACCGGTAGTTTAGAAGTGTTTGTGAATGGACAATGGGGGGAATCTTTAAATGCTCTTACTGCACAATCATTTGTTGAAAATTATGTAGATGTTTATATTGCAGACATTAGTCGCAATTTAAATGATAAGGTAAACACGGATATTAGTAATGTTATTGGCGGCGCAAGTGAATCGCTTGATACATTATTGGAATTAGAAAACTATGTAACTGATTTAAGTGATGGAAGAGTTGCCACATTACTTATCGATTTTATTGATTTATCCGGGAGAGAAAGCCAACACTTTGTGGAATTATCAAATGAAATTATAAGTCTTAGTAGTGAAAGTGTTAGAGATATTTCAGATCTATCATCTATTACATTCCATACTATTTCAACTGAAATAGTTGATTTATCAAGTTATACATCATCCGAACTCTTACTTGAAAAATCCAGACTTAGTGTTGAACTATCTACAGAAATAAAAGATTTAAGTAGTGAAACAATGAAAGATATATCTGACTTATCTGCACTAACATTTAATACACTAAATACAAATATAACTGATCTTTCCAATTATACTTCTTCGGAATTGTCTCATAAAATAAGTGATTTAAGTAGTGAAACTGCGCGGGATATTGTTGATCTATCGAGTTACACATCATCAGAATTGTCTCTTGAAAAGTCTCGTATCGAAAACGAACTTTCTATCGAAATCCGCGACTTAAGCAGTGAAACCGCGCGCGATATCACTGATTTATCGAATTATACCTCTGCGGAATTGTCGCTTGAAAAATCACGACTTAGTATTGAACTATCCACTGAAATCCGTGACTTAAGTAGCGAAACAAGCAGCGACATTACTGATTTATCTAATTACACTTCTGCAGAATTGTCTTTGGAGAAAAATCGCCTCAGTATTGAACTTTCCACTGAAATACGCGATTTAAGCAGCGAAACCAGTAGCGACATCACGGATTTGTCGAATTATACATCTGCAGAATTGTCATTAGAGAAAAACAGACTTAATGTTGAACTATCCACCGAAATACGCGATTTAAGTAGCGAAACCAGTAGCGACATCACGGATTTATCCAACTACACCTCTGCAGAATTATCACTTGAAAAAAGCCGTCTTAGTGTAGAACTATCAACCGAAATACGCGATTTAAGCAGTGAAACTAGTAGCGACATCACGGATTTGTCGAATTATACATCTGCAGAATTGTCATTAGAGAAAAACAGACTTAGTGTTGAACTATCCACCGAAATACGCGATTTAAGTAGCGAGACAGCACGCGACATTACTGATTTGTCTAACTATACATCAGCAGAATTGTCACTAGAGAAAAACAGTCTTAGTGTTGAACTTTCCACTGAAATCCGCGATCTAAGTAGCGAAACCACAAGCGATATTACAGATTTATCTAACTACACATCTGCAGAACTGTCTTTGGAGAAAAATCGTCTCAGCATTGAATTGTCAAACGAAATCAGCGACCTAAGCAGCGAAACAGCACGCGACATTACAGATTTATCCAACTACACCTCTGCAGAACTGTCTTTGGAGAAAAATCGTCTCAGCGTTGAATTGTCCAACGAAATCAGCGACCTAAGTAGCGAAACCGCAAGAGATATTACGGATTTATCTAACTACACATCTGCAGAACTGTCATTGGAGAAAAACAGACTTAGTGTTGAACTATCCAACGAAATCAGAGATTTAAGCAGCGAAACCGCTCGAGATATTACGGATTTGTCTAACTACACATCTGCAGAACTATCACTCGAGAAAAACCGTCTAAGTGTTGAACTTTCCACTGAAATCAGGGATTTAAGCAGTGAAACCACTAGCAACATCACCGATTTGTCTAACTATACATCCGCAGAATTATCCCTTGAAAAAAGCCGTCTTAGTGTAGAACTATCCACCGAAATACGCGATTTAAGTAGTGAAACTAGTAGCGACATCACGGATTTGTCGAATTATACATCTGCAGAATTGTCACTTGAAAAAAGCCGTCTTAGTGTAGAACTATCCACCGAAATCCGCGACTTAAGTAGTGAAACCAGTAGCGACATCACCGATTTATCAAATTACACTTCAGCCGAATTGTCTCTTGAAAAGTCACGCCTCAGCGTTGAACTATCCACCGAAATCAGGGATTTAAGCAGTGAAACCGCGCGCGACATTACTGATTTATCTAACTACACCTCTGCCGAACTGTCGCTCGAGAAAAACCGTCTTAGTGTTGAACTATCCACTGAAATCAGTGATTTAAGTAGCGAAACCGCACGCGACATTACTGACTTATCTAACTACACCTCTGCAGAATTATCACTGGAGAAATCGCGACTCAGTGCCGAAGTTTCAACTAATATAAGCGACTTAAGTGCTTTAACATTTCAAACAATTAATTCAAAAATTACTGATTTATCAAGTTATACTTCAAGTGAATTAAACCGCGAAATTAGCACAGAACGAAGCATAACTGTTAGAGACTTGTCTGATATGAGTGGTGATATTCATCATATTATAGATGATTTAATTGGAAACGCACCTTACTATCTTGATACATTAGAAGAAATAGCATTTACATTGGGGGACATTACAGAACCAAGTGGTGGTAGTTTACAAACCATTATCCAAAAAATTTATAGTGTATCACAAGATATATATGATTTGTCGCAAACAGTTGCGGGTGTTGATTCCGATTATAGAAACTTAAATGGTCGTTTAACAGTAAACACATATTCAGTAACTGAACCAGCAGAAACGGTCGGTTTAAATGTAATAAATGGTGATATATCGTTAAACAAAACGGTATTGATGTATAACAAAGACAACATAATAATTGGGAACACTTCAACTGGAGATACGATTAAGGCAATTTCATCTTATGCTAGTCTACCACAAGGTAATGTTTTAATTGGATCATCTACTGATATATCTAATTCATCTATACAATTTTCAACTGGATTAGGTTATGGTATCGATTTAAGTGGCACTGGTTCAACCGCAATAGGATATTTAGCCAAAACCGATGGCACAAATTCTACTGCAATTGGATATGGTAGCACAGCAATAGGAAATAATGTTATACAATTAGGAAATTCACAGGTAGAATATGTTAATACTAATGGGGTTGTCACTATGAGTTCGGATGCTAGATTGAAAACAAACATTAATACCATTCCTTTTGCTTTAGAAAAGGTGGAAGCGTTAAGAGGCGTTACATATACTAGAACTGATTTGCCGGATAAAGACAAGGTATATATGGGATTGATAGCACAAGAAACAGAAAAAGTGGTGCCCGAGGTGGTAAACAATGGAGGCGAATATAAATCTATTATGTATAATAGTTTAATGGGCTTGTTGGTAGAGGCAGTTAAGGATTTAAATGTAAATCATAAGGTATTGGACGGTCGTCAAACAAATTTAGAAAGAGATATAACTAGTATTAAAAATGTCATACGAGAAAAGTTACGACAATTAAACAAAATAAAAAATTTAGTAGATGTTAGAGATAAAAAGTAAATACTATATCATAACATACTACCCATAAAATAATAGGAAATAATAGTAGGTTAATTTATTTATTAAAAATAAATTAAATAATTAATATATATATTAATGGCTTTTACACGATATAATTATGATGAATGCAGAACAAAAAAACTATTACAAGAATCAACTGATCCAGGAAGATATGTATTAGATACGCCTGGATGGGGAGACCGACCTACTTTATTTAATGATCCACAAATAAGACATATGGGATGGAGTGCAAATCTTCAAACCGTTTCAAATGGTCATCCAATTGATATAGAAAGCGACTTGAAAAATGTAGACAAAAAATTACAGAGATATGGACGGCATTATAAGGTGGCAAAACCACTTAAAACAAATCCAGTAAAGGTTTCTACACACGCAAAAGAAATAACGGGTCAATCTAGAGCAACGCATCCTGGATTTTTATATAGAGATCTTCAACAAGATCATACTATACCTCTTCACTTAAATCCACAAGAAAATGTATGCTTGACCTTTCAAAACAATTTAAACACGCGAATATTAGAAAAGGACAGTCATGTTCCCATTATACCATGCACAGATTTAATACAATAAACATATTTACTTAGTTTATAATTTATTTATAATCATAATAAATTATAATAAATAAACTATAAAGAAAATATTATAATTTATATATAGTATAATGGCAGAAATCGCAATACCGATGGCCGCTTTAGGTATAATGTATATTTTATCAAATGATAAGAAAAAAGAAGAAGGATTTAGTGGTATTACATCTTCAAATGTAAACAACGATGGTTTAGTAAATACCAAAGTCTCACCGGAAAATTATCCTGTTGAAAATAAAGAAGGGAGAGATGATAGATATACCAATCAAATTTATTCCGGTTTAAACAAAAATACAAATAAGCTGGAAATGACTGCAGAAGTGAAAAGTGAAACCGAAAATTACAATAATAAATACACTTCTTTGACGGGAGAAGTAAAAGAAGCTTTTGAATTTAAGCACAATAATATGAAACCATTTTTCGGTTCATCAGTTACGCAATCAACTGATTCGGGTTCAAGGGATGGACTTTTAGACTTGTATACTGGGTCTGGTAGTCAACAAGTAGAAAAAAAAGCAGAAGCTCCTTTTTTCAAACCGCAAAAAGATATGCAGTGGATAAATGGCATGCCGTCTACATCGGACTTTATGCAGGAGCGAATGCGCGGCAATGTCACTTCCAAAATGAACAATGCCAAACCATGGCAAGAAATCCAAGTTGGACCAGGGTTAAACAAAGGTTTTACAAGTGAAGGAGATGGTGGATTTAATTCGGGTATGCAAGAACGAGATACTTGGAAACCAAAAACGGTGGATGAACTTCGGGTAGATAGTAATCCTAAAAAATCATTTAAAGGACAAATGTTAGGAAAACATGTTGGTCGCAGAGGACCTCGCGGTTCTTTAGGAAAAATGGAACAACATAAACCTGACACTTTTTTCATTAATAACCCCGATAGGTATTTTACAACAACCGGAGCAGAAAAAAAGCCAACCGCACCAACCACACATGTATTTCGCCCTGAAAATCGTTCGTCTACTACACGCGAATATTTTGGAGGTGGTGATACGGCAAACGCAAGCGGTATTTATCAAAGTGGGGAGTACCAAGACTCTACTAAACAACAATTAGAAAGTTTAAATGTAGGAACCGCTGTAAGAGCTGATGGTTGGACTGAAAAACAAGGTAATTATGGTAAATCTGGATACAAATCTCTCCCAAATTCAAGAACTTTAACTGGTGAAACTAAAACAATGGGCATCGTTGGACGAGGATTATACGCAATGGTTACTCCAATTTTAGACGCAATTAAACCCACATTAAAGGAAAATGTAGTCCATAACATTAGAACGCTTGGAAACACATCTGGAGGTAAAAATGGTGTATCTAACTCCAGAGTATGGAATCCATCTGATATTGCACGAACTACAATTCGAGAACAAACTGAAAATACCGAATACACCAAGCATGGGGGAACTGCGTTTGATGCGGCTTACTCGAATACCGAGCATCAATCAGTGGGACAAAATCGCGACACAACGACGTGTTCTTACATTGGAAATAGTAGTGTGGGCGACTCACAACATAAAGGACAAGTATATAATACTGCTTACAATGCTTCATTAAATCCTAATAAACAAGTTATATCAAAGGTAGATAGATTTCAAGCGGGAAATCAACCTATTTTTGACGGCAATCAAAATGTAAGTAATTTACGAAACAGAAGCACAGTTCCATCTCAAATCACTCCTAATATGCCCAAAAGCACAAGTAGTGTTGAAACATATGGAGCACTAAGTGGTAAAAACACACGGGAGAGAAATCAAACCGGACGATATGACCCTAATTTATTACAAGCATTCAACGATAATCCTTATTCACAATCATTAAGTAGTGTCGCGTAAATAATCCAACAACACAATCTAACAACATAATGTATTATCAATATAAATATAATACACTATGTATAATTATTAATGAACGATTTATTTTTTAAAAATGATACAATTAATTATAATTTTAATAATAATACAACAGACATTTATACATTTCATAAATCAATCATCGATAAACTTAATTACTTTATAGATAATAAAAAAATACCACATATAGTATTCCACGGCCCATATGGAGTTGGTAAACGAACTATTTTAAACCATTTTATTGAAAAAATATATGATAATAATCAAAAGTTTATTAAAGAATATGTTATGTATGTTGATTGTGCACATGGAAAAGGCATTCGTTTTTTTAGAGACCAATTGAAATTTTTCGCAAAAACCAATATTCAACATAAAAACAATATAATGTTTAAGTCTATCATATTATTTAATGCTGACAAATTAACGATGGACGCCCAATCGGCGTTACGGCGTTGTATTGAAAAATACAGTAACAATACGCGTTTTTTCATTATTGCTGAAAATAAAAAACTGCTTCTTAATCCTATATTGTCTCGTTTTTGCTGTATTTATATTCCTATGCCAGAAGCAAACAACGAGTATGTAAATTTTTACAATATGTTATTTGATAATTATAATAATACGGAGTCCTATAAAAAACTTACAAAAATTAAAAATATTATAAAAGGCAAACAGAGTTGTGATACACTTATTAATTGTATGAATACATCTAAAACACTGTATAACAAAGGATATAGTTGTTTAGATGTAATGGAATACATATCGAAATCATCTGGAAATCAGTTAATATTGTTATATTTTGATAAAATCAGAAAACAAATAAGAAACGAAGAATTGTTGATATTTTATGTTTTGTATTTTGTATTTATGCGGAAAAATATGGATTTAGAAAATATTTTATAATTTTAAAATGGACGACTACAATATTAATGTATTGTCAGAAGCTAAGAACGAATACTCTTGTCGTTTATTAAGTATATTAACACCGGTTGTTATTGATGGTGTGAAATCAATATTTAATGATGCAGAACGATTGTGTATTGAAAACGATGAAGTCGATAAATATCTAATGACTTTTCAAAATTTTCTATCTCGTGTTCCAAAATGGAATGAATCGCTAATTGAAGAAGAATGTTCTAGAATTATTAGTTCAACTGGTTGTAATTATTTAGAAGATTTAATAACATGTGTTCATATCGCACAATTAAAGGTATTAACAAGTGTTCGCGTGTCGCAAAAACAAAAAAAGATTGATTTGGATATTCCCAAAATATCATTATTTGTGCATCAAGTATACAGCACATTTGCTAGAAAATTGTATAAAAATGTGTATTTGTTTGAAAAAATAATTACGCCGCTTCAATATCAAAAAAATATGCGTGAGTGTGAAATTTTGTGTAAAGAAAGTATTTTAGAAGTAATTCGAAGCAGTATTCCAGTTGAAAAAATATTGCGCTCTTATATTGACGAAACTGTCGATGAAGAAGTGGTTCATGAAATAAGTGAAAAAGAAATAGAAAAAGAGGTAGAAGAACCGATTGAAAAAACGGATGAAACTAATAAAACGGAAGCGTCAGATGCCGATGACTTTAGTAAAACTCCTATATTAAAATTAGAGAAAAACGAGTTGTTGAACACAGAAGGTAGTCTATCAGATACATCAGCATCCACAAACAATGATGTTACAAACACGATGACCCGGTCTGATACAGAACCATCCGAAACCAAATCGGTGCTAACCTTTAATGATATGGATAGTGTATTGGATATGGGAACAAATCAAGAAGAAGAAGTGGAAGCACCAAAAACAATTGATCGTTTAGAACAAATAAGCGAATCTAATATGCAACGAAGAAAAGAAGAAGAAGAAGAAGATGAAGACAATTTAGAAATATTTGACGATAGCAATATTAAATTAGATATTGATGATGTCGGTGAGTTGTCTAACTCCATCAAATTAGATACTCCAATATTGCTTGATGATATTGAAGAGTTAAATTAATTAATAATGCATAAATGCGTAAAATAATACATAAAAACATAACTGAAAAATATAAAATGGCACAATCTGTGTTTATAACTGCGGGAATGATTTCCTTTGTGTATCTTATCATAAAATATTTAGAAACAAAATTTATATTGAAAGAAGCAAAGCCTATGAAAATATTGTTTCGTGATACACTTATAGTGTATCTATCAGTTGTATCTGGAAGCTTAGTTGTTGATCAGTTTTCAGGTGATTCCGTTTCTACATTCAAGCCACCAGAAATTTTTACAAATGAGCCTAATTTTTAATTACTTATCAATAGGCATATATTGACATACAGATAGTCAAATATTATTAAAAATAATTAATAATATTTGTATTTTACAATTGCGTTCATATATTAGTTTACACTTATACATACGACGGTATTTCATCAATATTTATTAAATTTATCATTTGCTTTTTCTTAATACTTTTTCTACTTATCTTAAAACAATTAAATAGTTCATTATTTAGTTCATTATGTGGTTCGCAATGATGAACCGTTCTAGCAATCATTTTATATAATTTAAATTCGGGATACCTTTCTTCACCATTTTTCTTGTATAAAATATTGCGGTTTTTGTCATCACGTGTCCATTTTACTATTAATTGAACAATTTCATTATCATATTCATCTTCATCTCTATAATCGTCTATAAAATAGTCATATAAGGAACATCCCAATCGACATAAATCAAAACTTTTGTTAGGTAATATTTCGGGCTTATTGTTATTTTTATATGGTTCAAAATTATACTGTCCACCCGCATCCTCTTTTTGACTATAACTATCACAACACAATTGTTTACCCTTAAATTTATAAATAGAACGACCGAAATCTATTATCTTAAAAATCTTACCGAAAGTAGGGATTTTGTAATATTTATTATCATATTTAACATAAAGATGTTTTCGCTCGGTTTCAATATACATAATATTATTTGTATGCAAATCGTTGTGCGTAAAATCAAAACAGTTTTGATATGTTATCAAAATAAATAGCACTTGTATTAAACACGATTTCCATTCCATTACGCTCATTTCATTATTTTCCATATAACTATCCAAAGTTTCATGCATATGTTCCATCGATATTATTTGCACCGGAAAATTATATATAACACAATTCACATTTTCATCGGCTGAACTAGAATACTCGGACATTTCACTATTTGAACAACTAACCAGAGAACCATTACTACTTGACCCCGGATCAGAACCAGTATAATCACCGTCAGAAGTATGGCGTCCTTCACTTTCTTCACCTTCTTCACTTTCTTCGCTTTCTTCTCCCTCCTCATCTTCCCCCTCTTCATCACTGTCACTGTCGCTTTCACTTAAACTATTCGAACCCGTAGTTACCGAATCAACATTGCTTGATAAATCACTATCACCCCTTATCTTATTTTTAACCTTTTCATATACAAGAGTGTTATCCAAATTAATTTCGTTAAGTTTATTTAATTTATCCACATTTTCCGAAGTTAATTTAAAAACATCATCAAAGTCATCATCATTAAAATCATCTAATACCAATTCTTGACTACTATCTTCCATTTTAATTTTTTCACGGTATTTTCTAGTGTCATCATCTAAAATAGAAGTGTCGAAATTATCTAGTTTAAAAGCCTGATCTTTTGTTTTATGGAAATGCTCGGATTGATACAGATAATCCAAATCATCATATACATTTAAATGAAACTCTTTTTGAACACAGACAAATGAACCATAAAAATCATTCCCAAATACAAAACGATGGTTATTTAATAAACTACTACTTAAATATGAAAAAAATCCATCTACATATGATGTATTGTTTTTATCATGTATTTTTTTTAAATGCATGTCTCCTCGTGAGATTAAACTATCGATCGACGGTGTTAATTTAGAATCACTTGTTAGGGTTTTATACTTTCCAGTTAATAATTTTAAAGGATTAAGTATGGGTGAAAACTTAAAAAAAGACTTTTTATGAAAAACATCCTTACTTTCATTTTCAACATCAATAGAAAAATGATTTAAATCATATGTTTCATTTATTTTTTTAATAGAAAATTTACTATTTAAGTTAATTGAATTGTAGTTATTGCTATTTAATTCAAAAAAAGTAGAGTAAATTGGAATATAGTTTTGTATTTCAGCACACCCGGCGTCTTTCAATTGACTAAACAATTCACTATTATCATTTTTCTTATAATATAAAGAAAACATACGATTTAATGATAATTAAATTTTTATATTTAAACTAATAATTTAGTAATACATTTATTTTACCTTAAATCGACAATAAATATGCGATAAATCGACGATAAATCTACAATTCGTTTTACTTTATTAAATTTTATGGAGGAGGTTTATATATGAATTTAGAGTTAAAAAAGTTTAATATGAAGAACATCAAATTTAATTTAGATGATTCCAATGGTCCTGTTATTGTTTTAATTGGTAGGCGTGATACTGGAAAAAGTTTTTTAGTAAGAGATATGTTGTATCATCATCAAGATATCCCAATCGGAACCGTTATATCAGGAACAGAAGCCGGCAATGGATTTTATGGTAAATTAGTTCCTAAACTGTTTATTCATGATGAATACAATACAGCAATCATCGAAAACATTTTAAAGCGGCAGAAAATAGTGATAAAACAAATAAAAAAAGAAAAACAAGCATACGGCAGATCAAGCATCGATCCAAGAGCGTTTGTTATATTGGATGACTGTTTATATGATAATACATGGTCTCGTGATAAATTAATGCGACTGCTATTTATGAATGGTAGGCATTGGAAAATCATGCTTGTTATTACTATGCAGTATCCATTAGGTGTTCCTCCTAATCTTAGAACAAATATAGACTATACATTTATATTGCGCGAACCCTATATCAATAATCGTAAACGAATATATGAAAATTTTGCAGGGATGTTTGCTACATTTGAAAGTTTTTGCCAAGTAATGGATCAATGCACCGAAAATTATGAATGTTTAGTAATATCAAACAATTCAAAATCAAACCGATTAGAAGACCAAATATTTTGGTATAAAGCAACATCACACAATGACTTTAAATTAGGGGCAAAAGAATTTTGGGAAATGTCAAAAGGATTGGGTTCGGATGATGAAGAAGAACAATATGATGCCAATGCAGCAAGAAAAAAGAAAGGACCCCTTATCAATGTAAAAAAAAATAAATGGTAATCGATTACTACCAAATATTAACTATTAATTATAAAAAATATACGATTTTTTATAATTTTATTGTAATGTAGTGTTTTCTGTTTTTAGTTGTTTTGTTGTTTATTTTATTATTTCATTTAATCCTTCTTTTTCCTAACAATATTGTCTCCTTCAAACAATGTCTTTTTAATGTTTTCAGAACTGGTATCTTCCAACTCTTTCAAGTCATTTTCAATTGTGTTATTTACACCCACCAAATTTCCTTCTTTATCCAATCGCTGTGTCAATTTATTACCACTTTCTCTAGCCAATTTCACATTTTCTTCAATTGCCTTTCGTTTGGTATCTTGAATACGCTTTTCAAACTCACGCTTGGCCTTTGCTTCATTTAGATTCTTCTCATGCATCAATTGATTTAATTCATCTTCCAAATATTCCACGCGAGCCGTTTTATACGCTTCAGGTTCCCAAGGCATCCATACACCCACTGGTCCAACATATACATTATGGTTTGGATCTACTTCTCGCAACAACTTACATCGCAATTCCGCTTCTTCTTGTGTAGAATAAGAACCACGAACCTTTAATCCTCTAACACTTGTTTGAAAGTTATTTTGCTTATTAAACTCATCATCCAATTCATTTTCATGATTATCCAAAAATGTTTTATATGAATCATAAATATCGGTCGTTTTTAAATCATCTTTTTCACTTTTAACAAACTCCTGCATATCACTCATCAATGTTTCAAAGTTTAAGTTGTATTTATATGACAAAAAGTTTAAAAATTGTGAAAATTTCTCCATCGATTTAGAAAAATCATAATCTTTTAGAAACGATTCAAACATAAACAATTCACGGCGTTTCAAAGTATTTTCAGGACTAACAAAAGACACACACACAAATTTCTGACCTGAAATTGCCTTATCTTCTTCCAGTAAATCAACATAGTGAGGATTTACCTTACCGTCTGCTGTTTTTTGATGTTGGTATTCTCTTTCAACCATATTATAATATAGTATATTTCATTATTGTTTAAGTTTTTTTTTGTTTATTTATTATATAATATGTTTGATAAAATAGCAGAAGTTTTTGATTTAGGAGAACTATTGCGTCGCGTTGTTAAATATTTAGTAGAAGGTTTGATGGTTGCCATTGCTGCCTATGCTATTCCAAAGCGTTCGTTGAACTTAGATGAAGTATTGCTTATCTCTTTGACCGCCGCCGCTACTTTCTCGGTATTAGATACATATGTCCCTGCTATGGGTGTATCTGCACGATCAGGTGCTGGATTCGGTATCGGTGCTAACTTAGTTGGTTTCCCACGAATGGGTATGTAAATAATTACATAATATAACACAACACATCACACCACAACACAACACAACCATACACAACAAAAAAAATCATACATAATTTCGTATTTTAATTATAATTTAAATATTATAATTAAATAGTTGAAATAAACTCCCAATTTAATTCTTTACATATTTTTTTCCATATTTCATCTTGTTCTATTCTTTTTACTGGATCTTTTAACATCGGAAAATAAGGCAAAAATGAATGTTCATCCAATAATTCACACATCTTATACAACACATAATAATAATTTAAAAAATTAACCCTACTATCAGGACAATGTTTACTATATGGTTTTTGTATTTCCATAAATAAATTACATAATGTATCTTCTAGTTCGGGTCTCATTACCGGCGGTTTTATACCCAATTTATCTTTTATAAAAGGTATATGCTCATAATATTTATTATACCCCAATTTTTTCAATATATCTTTTGCTTTTTTATTATCCATATTTTTAATTTCCAATCGCTCTTTTTTAATTTGCTTTTTAATGTTTTCAATAACTTCTTCTGGTATTTGAGTGGTTTCCTTTGCTTGAAACTGTGCCAATATTTCTCTAAAATGATTAATTCTTTTATAAGCATAAAAGCATACTTCTTTTGGTGGTTCTTTATAAGAAGGTTTTTCATGCTCTACTAAAAACTTATCTTGAAAACTACATTTTTTACATATTAATATTCCATCTGATTCTACCTGAACTAATTCCCCCGAACATTTAGGACATATTTCATAATTGATTTTATAATTTTCCATATCAACATGTTTATTATCAATATTATTAAAGTATTGCTGCACGATAGTATTACTATTGTTTTTAACATCAGTGGTTTCACTTGTTTTACTAAAAAAAGAATGCAATATTTTCTTTTTATTTGTTTTGCCATCGCTTAAATTTTTCTTTTTTTCAAAATACTCAAATATCAAATTTGAATTGTTTAGTAGATACGATTTTTTCTTTTTCTTTAGCTCCTTGATTTTTAATTTTATATCTTTAATCGTATCTTTTATTTCCAATACATCTTCTATTTTCATATTATCCGATGACCTTAATTTCTTTTTAAGTGTAGACATTTGTTTTTTAAGATTTGGCAATTCTTCTTCTGTTATTTTAGTAAACTCTTTCATTTTTTCATCATGCTTGTTATCTAGTGTTGTTATTGAGTGTTTATTAACTACTAATTTTTTCTTGTTTTTTGGTTTAAAATTAGGCATCAATAATATATATTATTTTGCTGTATTTAATTAAAAATTTCCACTATTGTTTAGGAAATCATTATTTTTTTGCCCATATATTCGTAAATTCATAATTTATTAAAACATTTTTCATTATATAATGGATAATCTAAACAATATGGTAATTAATAAAGAAGAAATAAGTAACATTGATTTGATAAAATTGCAGAAAATGACATTATTATACAATGCTTTAGAAAAAGGTTGGTCCATAAAAAAATCCGGAAATTGCTATGTATTTAAAAAAAAGCACAATAATGAAAAAGAAGTTTATTTAGAATCGTATTTAAAACGCTTTATGGTTGAAAATTTAGACATTAATCAAATACTTACTAATTAATTTTATCGTAAAATACGATAAATTTAGTTTAATTGTGTAAAAATACAAAATTTTTTTCTTTACCTATATTATAATATGGGTGGTGGACTCATGCAACTAGTAGCTTATGGCGCACAAGATGTGTATTTAACTGGTAATCCCCAGATCACTTTCTGGAAGGTTACTTACCGTCGTCACACTAACTTCGCGATGGAATCTATTGAACAAACCTTCAATGGTCAAGCCGACTTCGGTCGCCGTGTCCAGTGCACTGTTTCCCGTAACGGTGACTTGGCATACCGCACTTACCTTCAAGTGACTCTTCCCCAAATCAGTACTTCGGACTCTCCCCACGCACGTTGGTTGGATTGCCCCGGTGAACAAATGGTTTCCATGGTTGAAGTCGAAATTGGTGGTCAACGCATTGACCGTCAATATGGTGACTGGATGCACATCTGGAACCAATTGACCCTTACTTCTGAACAAGAAGATGGTTACAACAAGATGGTTGGTAATACCACCCAACTTACTTATTTGACCGACCCTGACTTCGCTGAAGTTGCAACTGCTTGCTCTTCCGTTTCGGTCCCTGAAGCTGTCTGCGCCCCACGCAAGGCTCTTCCCGAAACGACCTTGTATGTTCCTTTGCAATTCTGGTACTGCCGCAATCCTGGTCTTGCCCTTCCTTTGATCGCCCTTCAATACCACGAAGTCAAGATCAACATCGAACTTCGCCCATTGGACGAATGCTTGTTCGCTGTCAGTGCCGTTGATAGTGCCGGAAGTGCCAACTTGAAGTCGACTACTGCCTACAGCAAGTCTCTTGTTGCCGCATCTTTGTATGTTGACTACATCTTCTTGGATACGGATGAACGCCGACGCATGGCCCAAAATCCCCATGAATATTTGATCGAACAACTTCAATTCACTGGTGATGAATCCATCGGATCCTCCAGTAACAAGGTTAAGCTTAACTTCAACCACCCATGCAAGGAACTTGTCTGGGTTGTCCAACCTGATGTTAATGTCAGCTACTGCGACTCTTTCGTCGCCGGAAAGCACTTGCACTCTGCTTTGGGTGCTCAGCCATTTAACTACACGGATGCTTTGGATGCTCTTCCTCACTCAATCCGTGCCTTCTCCAGTGATGCTCAAGTCCAAAATGTTATCGGTTCCAACGGTATGTTCGCCGATGCCGGTGCTCTTGATGTAAGTGGTGATGGCCAAACCGGTATCGAAGCCGATGTTTCGGGTGCCTTGAGTGCTGCCGCCAACGCCGCCTCTGGTGTTTCGGATGCTGGTGCATTCGTTCTTGCCGAAACGGCCCTTAAGATGCACTGCTGGGGTGAAAATCCAGTTGTCACTGCCAAGTTGCAACTTAACGGACAAGACCGATTCAGTGAACGCGAAGGTTCTTACTTCGATGTTGTTCAACCATTCCAACATCACACTCGTTCCCCAGATGCCGGTATCAATGTTTACTCATTCGCCCTTCGCCCAGAAGAGCACCAGCCATCTGGAACCTGTAACTTCAGTCGCATCGACAATGCAACCCTTCAATTGGTTGTTTCTGCCGCTGCCATTGGAAACACCGCCACCGCTAAGGTGCGCGTCTATGCCACTAACTACAACGTCTTGCGCGTCATGAGTGGTATGGGTGGTCTTGCATACTCCAACTAAGTTTCTTAGTGGAATGCTATCATAACTTCATAATCTATAATTACTGATTTTTAAATAATAAAATTAATCACAATTTTATTATTATCATTATAACTATTATTATAACTATTATTATAACTATTATTATATCCCTTAATTCATCCAAATTATTACAATGTATTTTTATTTAAATATAATACGCCGATGTATATTAACATACATGGGACAAGCACAAAGTAAACAATATAATTTTGAAGATGTCCAACAAATCATTAAAAATAACAACAAAAATACTGTTATAGTAAATGTCTTACCAGACTACGAACAAAACTGTTTAATTAAAAATACTTTAAATATCAAACATGAAATAAACACCATAAATGAACTATTAAAAACAAACAAATCAATCAATGTTATAGTATATGGGCGAAATCATAGTGATATAAATGTAGATAAAAAGCATAAACAACTTGTATCTCTGGGATTCTACAATGTGTTTGTTTATAGAGGAGGTTTGTTTGAATGGTTAACTCTTCAGGATATATATGGGAGAGATGAGTTTCCCACTACCAGCGATGAACTCGATATTTTAAAATTTAAACCCTCTAGTTATTTAAATAATAATTTACTTACAAACGGTATTGACTGAGTGCTGACTTAGTATACGGTTACTCGCAAATATTTAACCAACTATATTTAATTATTTGATCAGCAAACTATTATAAAATTGATTTATAATAATTTGTATGAAACATACATAACACATACCTACCTTCTTACACCATCTACATAAACAAACAAACAAACTTAAACTTATCACAGGTTAATATCATTATGAATCTTACTCAACAAAAACTCACAAAAAGCGAATGGGATTTTCTTGAACTTCCTGTGCATAAAAAGGAACTATACATACTTAAGTTTATACACAACTCACATAACAACATAAATGCTTCCGAAAATCCAAATAATTCACTAATTGGCTACCTAAAAATCAATGTGGAAGACTATGAAGACTTTCACAAATACTTTTATAACAAATTTTACGAAGAACCAATCCACCAAATTATAAAACAACATAAGTTAAAATACAAACTGCGTATCAACATAAAAAAACTAAGCATAAAAAAAGCAAATAAAATCAGAATACGAAATATAAATACAAGTGAGCTATTAAAAAACAAAAATATATTTGAAAACCTTTTGATGGAGCAAGTTGTGATGTATTTCAAGCAATCAAGCAGCTCCAAAAAATGCTACTATTATTATGCATTACTACAACTCTCTAAAAAAAATATAAAACACATAAACTACTTACTATTGAAATTTGTTAATTATGTATTGGACACTTTTAAAGAAAGCATTGAAATAACCAACCTTATTAAATATTCACATCAATACATCGAAGAAAACAAGTTGTTGTCGCAATATAATGATGTGTGCTTGTTTAATCATCAACGCAAAATGATTAGTTTAATCAAAGACAATCAAGATCCAAAATTAATATTGTATCAAGCACCTACTGGAACCGGAAAAACAATGACACCACTGGGATTAGTCAATGATAAAAAAATAATATTTACTTGTGCGGCGAAGCATGTGGGTCTTCAATTGGCAAAATCATGTATTGCTCTTCATATCCCTATTGCCATTGCGTTTGGTTGCGAAACACCGGATGATATTCGTCTGCATTATTACGCAGTAACTGATTTCGTGAAAAATAGGAAATCGGGCGGTATATTTAGAGTAGATAATAGCAATGGTGCGAAAGTTAAAATCATCATAACCGATATTCAGTCTTACTTGCCTTCGATGAATTATATGATGGCATTTAATAAACCAGAAGACTTGTTATGGTATTGGGATGAACCCACCATTACACTTGATTACAAAGAACACTTGTTTCATAACATAATGAAGAAAAACTGGGACAATAATAAAATACCGAGCGTGGTTTTATCTTCGGCCACATTACCGTCTTGTGATGAGATATATCCAATGGTTTCCACATTTAAAAGCAAATTTAAAGGTGAACAGTTTAATATAGTTAGTTATGATTGTAACAAAACCATTCAATTATTAAACACAAAAGGCAATGTAGTAGTGCTACACGATGAATTCGACGATTATCATGCGTTTAAAAAAAGTGTTAAATTTGTAGAAAAAAACAAAACACTACTACGATATATCGATGTAAAACAAGCGTCTGAATTTATTGTGTATGTGCTAAAACACGCGGAAAATATCAAATCACGCTATAAACCAAACGAGTATTTTGAAAATATCTCAGATATTACAATCCATTCTATTAAGTTGTATTACTTAAAGTTATGCAAACATATCACTGAAAATGATTTTAAACAATACAAAAAAGGAAGGGTAACGACGAGTAGCAAGTCAATCATTAAAATTACAACAAGTGATGCGAAAACACTAACTGATGGACCTACTATATTTATGACAAATGATGTTGAAAAGATAGGATTGTTTTACTTAAAAGCATCAAACATACCGGAAACCGTGTTGGCAGACTTGCTTAATATTATTGACACAAACGAAGAATATAGAGAAGCGTTAAATGCGATTATTAAAGAAGAAAAAGAGCGAACCGATAAAATAAGCGATAAAGTGTTGGATAGTGCTAGGTCAAATGATAAAGAAGTAAAAATACAAAATGAGTATAATAAAAAAGTCGGCGAATTCATGAAGAAAATGAAGAAAATAGAATTAAGTCCGGAATATATACCAAATAGGGAAGAACATTACAAAAAATGGAACCCCGATGCTGAACAACCTAGTAATTTATTTACTAGTAACATAGACGAAAAAATAGTGGAAGATATTGTATCGTTAGATGTAAATAAAGAATGGAAATTGCTGTTGTTAATGGGTATTGGTGTGTTTAGCAGTAAAGCAGATGTAAAATACATTGATATTATGAAAAAGTTGGCAGAAGCACAGCAATTGTATGTCATTATTGCTTCATCGGATTACATTTATGGAACAAACTACCAGTTTTGTCATGGATATTTATCAAAAGATCTGCAGAATATGACGCAAGAAAAGTTGATACAAGCATTGGGAAGAGTGGGGAGAAAAAATATACAAAAGTCATATAGTATTCGGCTCCGAGACGATAAGATTGTAGAAAAATTGTTTACAGAAGAAAAGGATAAAATAGAAGTAAAAAATATGAATCGCCTGTTTGCTTAGGTAAACAAACCAAACAATAGCCTGACTACATAATATTACATAATATTACATAATATTACATAATACGATTAGTAAAAAATAATAAAATATATTTTTTATTATTTTTGCTTTATTTTGTGCCATGTTGCTTTGCGTATGCTTCTTCTTTACACACATCTTTGTATACATTATATAAACGCGAGCATTCTTTCATGTCAAACGTTACATTTTCAGCACCGGATTCACACAATATCCAATCCAAAAGAGCGCGTCCTTTTCTGCTGAGATTATTCATACCGTTATTGGCCTGTCTATCAATATTGTTATTATCTACAGTTGGCATTTACTTTAACTATCATATAATATTTAAGTTAGTTATTATATAATATTTACAATCCTCCTCGAAGTCGCAATACCAAATGAAGGGTTGCTTCTTTTTGAATGTTATAATCGGTAAGTGTTCTACCATCTTCCAACTGCTTTCCAGCAAAAATTAAGCGTTGTTGGTCGGGTGGAATGCCTTCTTTATCTTGTATCTTTTGCTTTACATTTTCAATTGTATCACTTGGTTCTACATCCAATGTAATCGTTTTGCCAGTTAAAGTTTTTACGAAAATTTGCATCTTATAATTATTATCATTTAATTGTTTTTAAATTAGTTTGATAATACTTGTAATAACTCCAAGTATAGTCTAATATAATGTAATATAATCTAATATAATCTATTCTAATCTAATCTAATCTAATCTAATCTATTCTAATCAAAAGATACTATAATCTCCACATTTTCCTTTTTAATACTTTTAGTCGCCGAAACTGATAATTCCTCCCTTGTTTTTCGCGTGGTTTTATCTACCTTTCCCTTTACATTTTTAGAAGTGCTGTTTCGCTTATTCATATCCGCCGTAATTTCACTTACATTTTTCTCAATATACTCTAATATCTTATTTTCCAATATCCATCTAAAAAAATTTAATTGACCAATAGTAGTTTGAATATGTGTGCCATCATTGTATGGAATTGTGATACGATCCCAACGACAAAACGGATCAAAACGCTTTTTTGAATACGCACGCAACTTTAATTTGTATTCCAAATATACTTTAAATCTTCTCTCCCCACCCGATTCATGTTTAAATTTGTAAACCGTAAAATGTTTTTTACTATAATTAGTAGCAAACCAATCAATCAATCTTAAAGATATACTTGATTCACCATTAATAATAGGCAAGATCTTCTCAAGATTACCGTCTCTATTATAGAAACTAAGCAAATTATTTAATAACAAACTATTTTGTGTAATATAGCCGGACATATATAAGTTATTTAGTAATTCATATTTAAATTATTATTTTGCCTTATATATTTTTCTTGGTTCATCAAGTCATTAATATAATTATTTTGGGAGAGAAAAGGATTGCCATTACTTTGCACAACTAAATCCCGCTGATTTATTCGATTCGCAATTGTATCCCTATTGTTATTACCATATTTACTACTATTTGTAGTATTTGATGTGAAACCCCTTTCAACATTTAACTGAAATGTTTGAACTTTCTCTCCCAATTCATGACTATTTTCTTGACTGGATGAGGTATTTATATCGGTATCGTTTGTTTCCGCCCGACGCTTCATAGATTTTTGAAGTTTTTCACCCGGTTTTGTAAATTTATGATACATCATATTATAATTATATATATGTATAACCATAATATTTATTAATTAATCAAGCTTATTTGTTTTTGTTTGTTTGTGCTGTGCGGCGCATCACTCTTTTTTGATTATTTTCATTTGTTTCGCAAACCTGAAATCTTCTGAATTTTTGGTCCCCCTTTTAATATTACATTTATAGCAACAAATCTCTACATTATCGGTTGTATGTCCTATACTATTATCAATTCTTTCTAATGTCCACTGCAAAGGCTCACGAACATCATTAAACAATATCTTGCACAACTTTTTACAATAAAAACACCGATGCTTTGAAATTATCATTTTTTCAATTAAATCATTTAAACTAATAAATCCATCGTTATCATACTTTTTCTTTTTAATATCTTGCTGTTTATAACCAGATAATTTACGCTTCAACTCCCCTATATACAACTCTTTATACTGAAACTCACATTCGCCATATATTTTTTTAATACTATCTATTTGTGTTTTTATATCAAATACACGGCTATCAGAAATATCTTTCATATTAGCTCGTTTTTTTTCTTTTACACCCTGTATTGCTTCTATGTTTGATTTCCCCGTTATTATTAATTTTTTCATATGTATTATAATATATATTAAAACAACAATTTAAACAAATAACTTGTAATTATTAGTTAATTAATTATAAAAAAGGGTATAAACTCTATTAATTATATTATAGTATATGAAGAATAATGATGAATGTGTAGAACTTAAAAACATAAAGTATAAAACAATGTTAATGAATAACATTCAATCATCAAAAGAACCACAAGTAACAAATATAGAATCATTTTTAGAAAAGGAAAAAACAATAAGTAAAAACCAACATTGGAGTAAATTAAGTAAACTAACAAAGAAAAACAAACTAGTCAAGTATTCGGAAGATTACTCACAGAAAAACAACTATACAGAAGAAGAAAAAAACAATTTAATAAGTTTTTTATTAAAAGCATTGGATAGAAAGAAACTGCAACGAGTGAAAGATGTTATATATGATATTGAAACACAACTAATTGTAAATATACCAGCATTAATCATTAATAAGCAAACAAAAAAATATACCATAAAAAGTTTAGATAAAAAGGTGTCCACTTTAAAATCACTGGCTCCTAGAAAAATAAAAAATAAAGATAAAAAGCTGAAAGACAAAAAGCTGAAAGACAAGAAACCGAAAGATAAGAAGCCCAATGACAAGAAGCCCAAGGATAAAAAAACGAAACCAACTGAAGATGAGTAAGCATACCATATACGCAAACCACAATCTTATTAATACACCTGTGTATATTAATAAAATTGATATAAAGTAAATATAATGATATTATATAGACAACAGTTAAATGACACATATGGACGATCTGCCTGAATTAAAAGATGAATATGATTCATTTCAATTAAGCGACGATTTTACAGACACATCCTATCACGAAGATTTCTTGGAAACAATAGACATATTTATTGATGAATTTGTTAATCATAATGTAATGGACTATATTTATCATGATTTTGAAGATAGGGTTAAAGATGCGGTATATACACAAATATCTGAATTATACAGTGAACAAATCAATTATTTGGACATTACTTTAGATGATACTATAAATGAATGTGTCTATTTGTATTTCATGAAACACTGTTGTCCGCGTTCGTATGAAGAATCTGTTGTTTTATCTCATCCAATCGACAATATTATCGCCAAACAACTAACTAAAATTAAAAATAAATATCAACCCGAACAAAGAACCGCAGATTGGTACACATTTCGATGGGACGGGTTAACCGCCAGTAATTTGTGGAAAATATTTGATACACAATCCAGTATTAATAGTTTAATATATAGTAAATGTGTTCCTATTGATGTGAAAAAATACCAAACCGTTAATATAGATTCACCATTTCATAACGGTCATAAATACGAGCCATTATCGCTAATGATTTATGAAGAAATGTATGATACGGAGGTAAGTGAATATGGATGTATTAGCCACGATAGATATGACTTCTTAAAAGCATCCCCAGATGGCATCAATACAAAAAAAGGAAACCCGCGATATGGGAGATTGGTTGAAGTTAAAAATCCTGTCAGTAGAAAATTAACTGGAATACCAAAAAAAGACTACTGGGTTCAAATGCAGCATCAAATGGAGGTGTGCGATCTTAATGAGTGTGATTTCTTGGAAACCATCTTTAAAAGCTATGAAAATGAAGCCGAATTTAACAACGACGGCACATTTACCAAAACTGCTGATGGAAAGCAAAAGGGTATTATGATACGATTTTATGACAACAAAGAACCGATCTATGAATACGCACCATTAAATATAACCAAACCCGAGTTTGATGTTTGGTATGCAGAAACAATGGATAAAAATAAAAATTTAACTTGGATTGAAAACATTTATTGGTATCTCGAAGACATATCTATTGTATTAGTAACTAGAAATGAAAAATGGTATAACAAAGCATTACCTAAAATGATTGAAACATGGGACACTATTATAAAAGAACGCAAAGAAGGTTTCGACCACCGAAAACCAAATAAAAGGGAAAAAGCACCTCCCAAATCACTGACAAAGTCAAAACAATCCAAAATAAAAACGGAAGAACCGATCATATTTAATGACGACGGAACAGATATTGCCAGTGATAATTTCAACTTTTCATACTTAAACAATAGAAGCAACAAAAGCACCGGCAAAAACAAAATCGTTATTAAAATCGATACAAATAATATTTAAACAACTATATATTTTACCTTTCTTTTACTATTATAAATAACACTACCAGCCTTTACTCCTTTTTTTAAATTTCCACAGGTGGTATAACATATTTTAAGATTTCGCAAGTTTCTATATTTTGTATTTTGCTTACATAATTGAGCCGCAAACATTATTTCTTCTTGCGTTGGCTCGACACTCTCAATTACTACATGACAAGATGGAAATGAATTTAAATGAAGCCAAGTATATTCTTTATTGGAATCAACCAACATCCAGTTTTCATCGGCATTTGCACCCACTTTAATTATTGTATCATTTAATACTACTTCTTTCATTGTGCTTTTATTCAAACAATATTTGCTTAATAATATTTGCTTTTTTAATAATGTATTTGATTTTACATTATTAAATAGTCAATTTAATATGTTGCGTATAAAGACGAACACATACTTGGGAATGGTTCATTTCCGTCGCAAGGAGATGAAATCAAATTGGGAGAGATGTTGTTTGTTATTTGTGCATAACTACTCATTTCCGATTTTGGGACATTTTTTGCTTGTTGTGAATATGTTGCTGAATCAATACCTTTTTTGCCGGCTGGTTTAAAACTTTTTAATAACAATTCGTTGTATGTAGATGGATAATTTTGCATATTGCTAAAGCCTTCTCTTTTAAAAAATATCATTAATATCGCAAAAACAGCAAATGCCAATAAAATATATTCAAATGTTTTTTTCATTGTATATAATTTCAATTTAGATAAAAAAAGAATGAATACATTTAATATAATATCAACGATTATTGGTTATTAATGCCCAAGATAATATTACATAATCCACTTAAACATTACAATTAAACTATAATATGAAATTAACTCCTCAACAACGATTAAAAGTATGTATTGTTGGACAATTTTTATTGCTTATTTCAGTTTTAATACCTACAGTTTTATTAGCAAATAAAAACAGTTCTTATTATCGTTTTGGACCCAATGAAGAGTTGATGATAATATCCGTAAAAATAAATACTAGTGTTAAGTATGGTATATTATTATTATATATTTTTATATTTCGTGTATGCAAGGCATTTGTCCAAGAATTAGGCATGCCAGTATTGAGTTTTAATATTTATAATCCAAATCAAAAAGTTATTACTGGATTTACAAGAAATGAATTACAGATTCAAGCAAATATAATGTATCTTTTAAATGCGGTTCGTTGGGCGTTAGAAATTCAATTGGCTATCGTTCAAATAGACATTGCTATCATATCAGCGGCTTTTCAAGAAATAGCATCAATACCTACAATATATCTTTTATTAAAAGAAAAAACTTTTAAATCTGAAGAACACGATGAAACAGAGAAAAAAATTATAGTAGAAGACCAAGAAAAATTATACCAAATATTGTAAACGATATAAATATCAATAACTGTTCGCCTATTACACACTTATAATCTTAATTTAATTAAACAATCATTTTAAATAATTGTTTAATAATAACTGCTTAAAATAATAATAGTATATTATTTTACAAATGTCTGAAAAATATGAAGATTGTGTTATTAAGCGTAATGGAAATAAAGAACCAGTGTCATTTGATAAAATATTAAAGCGAATAAAAACAATCGGTCAAGAAAAAAGCAAATTACATGTTAATTATACATCACTTTGTCAAAAAATCATAGATCAATTATACGATGATATTACTACGCAAGAAATCGACGAATTAACAGCACAACAATGTGCTTCTATGGCAACCACACACCCAGATTATGGAACGCTTGCCAGTCGTATTTTAATTTCAAATCATCATAAAATGGTCGATGCCAACTATCTACAAGCGATCGAAAAATTATACAATAACACCGATATTCATAACATAAAAACACCTATCATTTCAGAAAAACTATATAATGTTGTAAAAAATAATCATGAAGTCATCCAATCTTGGTTTGATTTTGACCGCGACTATCTTTTGGATTATTTTGGATTTAAAACTCTGGAGCGGGCATACCTTCTTAAAATCAATAAACAATTAATAGAACGACCTCAACATATGTGGATGCGTGTTGCACTTGGCATTCATTGTGACGATTTGGAAAAAGCAAAAGAAACATATGATATGATGAGTAATAAATATTTTACACATGCTACCCCCACTCTTTTCAATGCCGGGACACCTCGGCCGCAACTTAGTTCTTGTTATTTAATTGCCATGGAATCCGATAGTATAAATGGAATTTATAATACATTGGGTGATTGTGCTGCTATAAGTAAATGGGCGGGTGGTATTGGCATGCATATCCATAATATTCGAGGTGCCGGTAGTCATATTAGAGGAACAAATGGAACTAGCAACGGTATTGTTCCTATGTTGCGAGTATTTAATAATACGGCGCGGTATGTTGATCAAGGAGGCGGAAGACGTAATGGCAGCTTTGCCATTTACTTGGAACCATGGCATCCAGACATCATGGAATTCCTTGATATGAAGAAAAATCATGGAGACGAAGAAGCCCGAGCCCGAGACTTGTTTTACGCACTATGGTTAAATGATCTTTTTATGGAAAGAGTAAAGCAAAATAAAAAATGGACTTTAATGTGTCCCGATGCGTGTAGAGGTTTGTCAGATGCATATGGTGATGATTTTAAAACACTTTATGAGGAGTATGAATCAAAAAACATGGGGATGCGAACCGTTAATGCCAGAGATGTGTGGTTTAAAATATTGGACAGTCAATCAGAAACAGGTGTCCCATATTTGCTCCATAAAGACGCTTGTAATCAAAAATCCAATCAGAAAAATCTAGGAACCATTAAAAGCAGCAATCTATGCTGTGAAATCGTAGAATATAGTGATGATAAAGAAACCGCAGTTTGTAATCTGGCGTCAATCGCGCTAAGTAAATTTGTAAAACCTCCTACTTATCCATTTAAAAATACCGGCGCAGACAGCATTAAAGTTTACACTAAAAACAACTGCAACTGGTGTTTGATGATGAAAAACGAGCTAAAGAAAAACAACATTTCTTATACGGAAGAAGTAGTTGAAGTAGAAGATTTCGAGTCATTTAAAAAGCAACATGGTGTAGAAACGGTGCCACAATTATACGACGGAGACGAACTAATTGGCGGTTACTCAAAAGTGGCAGAATTATTGAAGCCTATGTTTGATTATGATGAATTACATCATATTACAAAAATCGTGACTGCTAATTTAAACAAAGTAATCGATATTAACTTTTATCCTACTACTAAAACACAGACATCTAATATGAGAAATAGACCTATTGGCATAGGTGTTCAGGGACTGGCTGATGCGTTTGCGCTACTTAACCTGCCTTTTCATAGCGAA